ATCAAGGAATAATCAATCTGAATATCCTGTGCTACAAGTCCTGCATTTGTTCCTAATGTAAATGTTGCTACATTTGTTCCAAGTGTTGCCCATGTTCCTACTACTGCTGTTTTGACTCCTGCTACCATGTGGTAGGCCAATGGGACTGAGGATGCAGTTGTTGTTTCAACTAGATAAGCGATTCTTATACCGTAGCCTACAATAATGGTTACACTTGATGTAACGTTAATTATTTTAGTTGCCGTATCAACACTAGTGATTGTAAAAACGGCACTTGATGGAGCCCAAGTATCACCATATACAGGGACTACAATGTCACCTACAGAGATTCCAGATACGCTCTCTGCTTTATATGAGAGACTCGTTGTTCCTTCACCACTAATATAAGTGACCTTAGCCAAAGCAGTACCCTCATCAAACACTCCAGAAATCAATTCTCCTGCCATACCTGTTACAGTAATAGTATCACTAGCACTCCAAGTATTAGGAGTACCAATTACTACACGATTAATTCCATGACTATTTAACAAATTTGTCGATTTTACAATAGAATTGACTGTTTGACTCATTTGAGCTTCCGATAAAATGCGTCTTTGGTCGGTGTATGCTGGCATTATGATAGCGTCACCTGAGATGAAGTCGGGAGGGAGATTGGGGAATAGTGAGCCACGGTCGATGTTGGAGATTGAGATGTTTGAGAGGGTAGATTTAAGATTTGAGGAACCAAAGCGTACCTTGGCGGGAATTTTCCATAGAGTATTCGATTTTCTTGCAACAGTACCTATTAAATTACCGTTTACACGTAAATATAAATTAATGCTATCCCATGATGCACAAATATTAAGATAGGGCATATTTGACAAAGTATAATTACTAGGGGTAGAAACCGTTGTGCTATCAGTATACTTCTCTTCCAAATATAAGACATTAACAGATTTTCCATAGATTACAGAAAACACTTGCGTATCGCTTGAATCTCTAATTGAAACTGCTATAGGAAAACTTGCAGTTTCATTTTTTAAATCTACCGTGTTCACTTCAAACCCAATCGAACCATCATTCACGCTTATTCCACTAACGTCTAGAAGTAAGGCACTATCCCCATTAAACTTATACCCACTCCCAGTAGGCATAGGTTTAAATGACCCTGTACCAAGATTCATAGCACTACTGCCTAAAGGAAATTCGGGTACTAACGTCCCATCCAAACTAGCATAAAACACAGTGTTCCCATCTATCTCTGTCTTAGGTATACCATGATGCTCAGTCAGCATTTTCTTAGGCGAAAGTTCTCCACGCTTGAATTGATCATCTGCTTTTTTGAGGATGTAATCATAATTATATTGAGCTTTTGTTTCGTGTCTCAAGTCTGTGATGTCTCTTTGGTCGATGACGTTGGAGTAGAGGGATTGGGGGTGCATATTTAACAAACTAGATTTGATAATTTGATTACCCAATACAACACATGTGGAATCAATGCCTAAATAAGTTGCAGTAAATTGCGTGTCTGACACAATGCTTTCTACTTTGAGTGTAAGATATGTGTAGTTAGCCAGTGTAACTATGTCTCCTATTTGAAGTGTAGAGGCACCAGAACTTACGGTGATTGTTGTTACGCTATTCCTATTTACAGGATTAGGAGATTGTGCTGTAGGTGTAAGTGAAAAATAATTCCTACCCCCATTCGGATTAGCAGGACTGAAACCCGATGAATTCCGTCTTTTAACCCTAAATAATGGAATTGCGTAGGAGTAGCCATCATAGGTTAAGAGAGTAGCTTTATCTCCTGCACTCCCACTTCCAGAAACATAAACTCCTTTATCAACACTACCCATTGCATACGTCAATGCAGTATTGGCAACATTACCACCCCATGCTTTTACATTAACCGTATCATTTACACCATCAGGATAGGTAGTAAAGTTAACATTTGATACCGTTCTGTATCGACCACTTATCGCATATCCATTTCCGGTTGAAGGAAACCATGATTCAAAAAGAACAAAATCTTCCCACTTCTCTCCAACATTTGCAGGAGCAATAGGTAATGTAATAACCGTCAAAGGCATAGTAATTTCATACCCATTCACAGAATACGTTGTTTCAGGAATGGTAATACTATTCAAATTCGTTGTTGATCCTGTGACAATAGGTTTATAATCGATAACCCCAGAATGACGTTGTGAACGAACTAATCCAGCTCTAGCAACATCAATAGCTGAAGGATCAATAAACGAACTAACTTTTGAATCAATGTATTTCTTTGCAAACTTTAAATCAATAATACCCATTATACCACCACCCAATTCGTTCCATCACTTTGCCACACTTCTTGTGTCGCTACACTCATCCAAGCAAACCCAATCGGTACCGTTGTTGCGGCAGGTCTTGTTGCAACCGTTGCACCAAACCCTTCCATGGCAACTTCAGATGTTGCAATACCAAAGGTACCATCACCCAAATCAACTAACTTAATCGGATGACCATTTATATCTGTTGTTCTATTTGCCATTTTTATCACTCCTATCCAAACAAAAAGGGGTGGATTTTTCACCACCCCCTTATTTATTTAATTTACGCAAACGCTAGAACGGATACTTTATCACCTTCTGTAATATCAGTACCGGCTACTGTAATTGTCTTAGCTGTTGCATCGTACAAACACGTAACCCCTGTTACATACAAAGCACCTGATGTCACTTTAAGCACTGTGGGAATCATCCCTACAGGAGCATAAAGTGGACAAGAAAACACAACAGCATTTGCTGTACCCTCAGCCGCACTTGCAACTTTAGCAAACTTCTCCATAGCTACAAAACGATCTGCCATATAAACCACCTCCTATTTAGTTAGCTGAATTAGCCAATTCCTGTGCTACCCATGAGTCCACGCCAATCCGATACTCCCATGCTGTAACGCATATAACCACGATATTTACTCATGAAGTCATCGAAAGTTTCTTCCCATTTGAACTCAGGACGTACACGCCAGAAGAAGTTAAGTTCATGTCTAGAAGCATCCTGTAAGAACCATGCAGTATCCGATCCACCCGATGCAAGACCAAGGTAATCCAAGACAACAATTTCAATCCCATAGGAGTTAAGGAAGGTGTTTGTATCATTCAGGTTTCCACCCGGAACTTGTACGGTTTTCAAGATACGAATGGCTGTATCCTCAAGAGCCGGAGGGATGATAAGGCGAGTTGCTTTGAACTGAACCAAGTTCCCTGCTTCATCCAATGTCTCTCTCATTAGTTGCAAAGCCTTCTTAAGATTTACATCCGTCAAGGCACCCGTTGCCAAGTTCTTACCAACCTTAGCAGCGTTATCAAGTAATGGATGATCCGCAGCAAACAACTTCTTACCATCGTAAATGTCTGTAACAAAGCCAGTAAGCAAGGGAACCATAGCATCTTTCTCTACCTTAGCACGACCAGATCGTGCCATTGCTTTTGGCATTTTCTCCATTTGACGGTATTGTTCATCATCGTACATTTCCCGAGTAATCATGAATCCTTGGGTAAATGCTTCGTGAATATAGTCACGTTTCAAACCGGGAGACAGTTTCTTGTAGGAAACCACATCAAACTGACTTCCACGCTTATCCCAATCACCAAAGGCACCCATGCCCCAATCGTGTTCCATAGCTTTTGTAGAATCAGCCACATTGTAAACCTTGGCAAACTGTTCCGGCAATTCATCATACGTTTCAAAGAAAATCTTACGAAGACCGGGTTCAAGCAACATACCAAAATTGGTCTTGTTTTTTACATCATCCGTAGTGTAGTTAAACGCATTATCAACAGTTGGTTGTACAGGGACAGCAAACCGTTGAAGATCAAATATAAAATCCATACGTATCACCCTCTTTTCTATCACTTTCTAGTTGAAGCATCACGCCACTTGACGTAGACTGCTTCAGTTAATCCCATCATACGAGCAACCTTTTGCTCATCAGGAGAAATACTTGGTTTGTTATCAGGAATATGTGCTGTTCCATCATTTGAAGAAATAAGTGTTTGAGTGCTAATACCTTCCTGTTTTAACTCAGCTAAGATTTCTTGCCTTATGCTTCGTTTAAGTGCCTCTGTATCAACAGGTGTTACTGGTTTGCTTGACTTAATCAAATGATAGGCATCTTCCAAATTGACAATCTGTTTCTCTTGAGCCATTTTAATGACTTCACGAATTTCAAAGTCAGGGTATTTATTTTGCAATACCTCAATATCTCGTTCCAACTTCATGTCGTACAACTTTGCTTCAAGGTCAGCAACTCTAGCCATTGCTGGATCAAGCTGAGTTGGAACCGGTGCCACTTGTTTGATTTGTTCTGCCAACTGAGGGTTTTGTTTCAAATGCTCATAAAAAGCAATCGCTTCTTTACTCTCTTCACGTTGTCTTGCAACCTCTTGGGTTTTCTGAGTATAATCCTTTTGGCGAAGATAACCATTCTTTAACTCTTCAATGGTAAACTCTTCACCATCAACTGTAATCTTCTCAGGAGCCACAGGAGGGGTTTTAATGGGTTCTTCCGTTACTACTGGTGCAATCACTTCAGGTTTAACTTCTACAGCAGGATTAGCAGCTTGTAGGGCTTCCTGTGCCACTAATTCACGATATTGAGTAATATTCAATTCAACACTCTCCTCTGGAATGTTACCTTGCAGTAACTTTGTTCCAATTTTAATTTACTTAATCAAATCCATTAACTGTGGGTTTTGACTCATCAAAAGTTTAAACTCTTCATCATTCATACCGTTAATCCCCTTTAACAAATCATCCGGTAATGAATCAAGTCCACCCACTTGAGTTTTTTCTTGTCCCATCATCGGATTACTTTGTTGAGAAGGATCGTACAATTTTTCAGAATCCGTATACCCTTGATTGTAAGACATTGTTTTAATCTTCTCTGTTTCTTCCATTTTTTTCTTCTCTTGTTGCATCGTATCATACTCTTCTTGCAATTGTATAATTTTTGCATTTATCGACTCAATAGCTGATGTGAGTTGATCAAGAGTACTTAGTGTGGCCTTATCATCTTGCTGATCTTGTTTCGCAAACTGCTGTAACTGTTGACCCAATTGTTCTAACGCTTGTTGCATTTCTTGCAATTGTTGTTCAACAATTTGTTGTTTATCACCCATCCGACGTAGGAGTGCTCCTTTAATCTCTTCAGGTAAATATTCAACTACCGCTTCCCTATCAACCAAAGGTTGACCATCCGGCATTTGAGTTTGTGCCAAACGTATCATAAGGTCAAGCATTGCACCCCTATTTACAGGCATCGTTGATCCAGACGATACCTTTGTATCATAGTCATATTTTAAAACATTCTTTGTGAAATTCTTCATATCATACGAACCGTCTTGACGAGTAATCATAATCCAACGATCCTCTTTCCAAAACTGTTTCATACGTGAATTCCACTTCATAGCAATCTTACCAAGACTGTCTTCCATCAATTTTACTTTAAGACGAATACGAACTTGACCACTTTCCTTAAGTGCTAAGATTCCTTGAGCGGTGTAAACACCGGTTGAGTTTTCACCTTTCAACGAAGAATAAACGCCACTGATTTGTTCTATATCTGCCTTGTACGTTTCTACAGCATTAATAACATAGTTAGGCATACTAGGTGGTTGATCTCTTTTTACCTCACTACCCGGGTTCTTGCGAATAACAAGTCCCGGCCTTGCTGTAATTCCTCCAATCTTTACACCGGAGTTCTTATCAATGATCCATGGCATATTCGCCGTTGACTTGGCATTATCTAAGATTGCATTGTTCATCTGGTTTAAATACTTCTGTGGAGACAATAATTGTGCAACTTCCCCTTCACCCCAAAACTTACCCGGCAAATCATAATCCTTAATCATTTCAAAGGGAAATTCACCATCATTATAAGGATTGGCCTTATCTGAAAGAACAGTACCAAGTTCAGGACAAAGTGTAATCACACGACCATGAGGGTATTTAAGCTTAACCGTCTTTTCCTTTTCAGACACTTCTTCATAGGTATCATAGTCCCTTGTCCATACTTCAAGTACCAACACTTGATTATCAATCCGAGCATTCCGTGAATTATCCTGTACCAATTCCGTATAATTAATTTGACCACCAGTTAACTTTTTTGCCTTAGTAGGAAACATTTTCTTAAGTTTGTTCACATTACGATATGAGGCATAAATAATATATTCAGCATCATCAAAACTGGTTGCTAGTGGATCAGGGAAAATGTTATAGATGTTGACAGGTATTCCTTTGATTTGTTTTTCATCACTATCCCAAGGAATAAACCATACACTTGTCCCTAACACTAGTGTATTAACCAATTCCTTATATAGTTTGGCAGACATATCCTCTCGATCCCATTCATACATAAAGGCTTCTTGTTGATCGTTAGCAAACTTCATACCTTCTGGTTGCCTAGGCATTGAAAGAAATTTCGGGTTATTGTCTAACATAATGGGTCGTATCGTTTCCACAACGGAGAAAATGTAATTACTAACCAAATCCGATTTATAATCCGGTAACGCAGCATTCTTAAAGTAATCACCCATATAAGCATCCATATACATTAACCATTTTCTGGTATAAGGTGCTTTGTGAACCATAGCATCTTTAAACTTAAAGTTCCAATCACTTGCCAGTGTTACTTCATCAGCATCGTTGTCGATCAAATCATACAAGTTAACACCTCCTATTCTGCTACTTCGTGTACTTCTTCACTTTCAAACAAAGGATCAAGTATATCTCTAGGCTTACTTTCTCTTTGTTCAATGGGAACTTCCGGTGTGTAATCTTCTCCTTTTCCTTCCAATAATAATTGTAACATAATGGCAAGTGCCATGATAGTATCGTCATTACAGCCACCTTGGGCATTTGTTTTACCATTATCCTCAATAATATAAGTGAAGGCCTCAGAGATAATCACATCAGAATAAATCCCTAAATAACACTCTCGAAGGAACTCGGCTAATTTATCAATCATAAACGGTTTTGTTCGTGGAGAGGTTGTCCAACCGACCTTTGTGGTTTGCACATCATTAATCTTATCGTAACTCTTACTAAAAAAGAGGTTCCAATATTCAGCCTTCTTAATCGTGTTTAATGTTGTGCCACCATGATTGTTATTCTCTACGCCAAGATACGCTTGATTGTAATACTTGGCAAGTTTAACCAGTTCAAGTCCAAACAAATCAGGATCAATCTTACCATGCCACATAGCATCCACGTTAAACGTATCACTATTACCAACCACACCACAAGAATAGTCACCTTGTACAAGACCTTCTGCCACGTCAGCACCAATCGAATAAGAAACTCCCTCTTCAGGTTTCTTCCAAATAGCAATATACCCTTTGGGATCGTCTTGAAAGAAGACTCCTTGATCATTTTCCACTAAATACCCCACAAATAAGGGTTTTTTACTAATCGTTTGGTACTTTTTAAGGGATTTAATGCTAAATTTAGGACGTCCTGTTGAAATGAAGGCTTCTTCAGGTGTTGAGGGATATTCCTGCATAAACAACATCTCATCACCTTGACACTTGTTAGCAATGGTGTATTTACGCCAATTCATTTGCTCTAACGTAAGGCTTTTAGCCTTCATTAACTCATATTCATAGGTGTGCATTGTTACACCACTACTATCCCTTGATACAGCATTAATTTCTGATAGAAATTGATCTCGTTCTGTGTCTGATGTGAAGGGACGAGAGTACGTTGGGTCAACGAACCATGCTAGAAAGATCGGCGTAAGTTCATTTTCACCGCGTACAGCCTTTTGCCACTGATCGTGAAAAAAGTCCCCCACTCCATTGGCGGTACTTTCCCACACCACCAACGTATTCGGTAAATCTGGTACACATTGCATGAGTCCTAACATGGTTGTCTTTGCATCGGGAAAGAATGCCACCTCTGAGGCGTGTACATTGTGATAGGTAGCACTACGTGCCACCTCACCAGTACCGGCTGTAGCAATGGTAATCTTACTTCTCAACCCCGGATTACTCTGTTTAACGTTTTCATCACTTTCAGGATTCTCAAAGCTAAGGATTTTACCATTGGAGTACTTTTTCATCGGACGAATTAGTTCAGGCATTTCCTCATAAAACAATTTCGATATTTGAAATAAGTTAGACGATGCAGATTCTTCATGTGCAATAATTAAAGAAGCTTTGTTATCGTTATTAGCAGTATCTTGAAAAATTAACCCTTCAAACAATGTTGATAAACCCATTTGACGAGCCTTTAATACAATATAACGCAAGGGTTTACCTTGTTTAATATCGCTTTCAACAATTTTCATAACAATTTTTTGAGCAACATTTAACTTGAAAGGAACAATAACAGCCGATTTATTTTTAATACGAAGAAAAGTTTCAATATACCAACATCTATCGTTTCTTAATTTATAAAAAAAAAGTTGTTCTTTTGTTAACTTTGCCATTCTTTTATCGCCTCAATCCAACCTAAAAAATCATCATAAGAAAGAATACCCTTAGCACGATTACAAATAGAACAACAAGGTAAAGAATTACCTATTGTGTAACCAATTGTATTATCCATACGATCAATACCATTTATAACAAAAGTATCACCATACATTTCTTTAACATTAGATGGTTCGGCACCACAATAATGACAATAAGACGATGAAATAAAAACAAACTCTTCTTGAGTTAATTCAAAAGAATACCCTCTACTTTTAGCACCATTTTTATAATTATTATACATTTTTCTTTGAGCAGAATTACCGTGTTTTTTACGATTACATCCACAACTAGTTGTTTGACCACTAACAACACTTTCAATTAAAGTTTCAAACTTTGTACCACATTCACATTCAACCAAACACATTATCTTAACTCTATGACCATTATGACGTTTACCAATAAGTTCCAAAATTTTGAGCTTATTAATTTTTTCACCAACACGTTGCTCATATGGTATTGCCATAAAATCACCCCCACGTATATTATAACATGAGGGTTACAATTAGTATATATTGTTAATTATGTGTTAGTCTGCATACCTAATACGCCAATCACTTGCCAGTATATCGGTCTGTGATGCTAACCAAGGCACAAGGTTCCCATCAGCAGTACGCATGTAAATATACGGTAACGTCATTTTGGAGTGTGCATCGGGATTTTGAAGTTTTAACCACATACCCTTACCGTTCCAACCTTCACGATAAACTGACATACCATCTTTTAACCAATCTAACGCATAACCAAATCCCATTATTCAATTACCTCCCCATCAAGTATCGTTTCATCAATTAGGCGGCTCATCTTTTCCTCAAATGTGTGAACCGTTTTATCAATCTTAATTTCTTGTTTAGCTTTGTGTCCTGCTCTATCCAAAATATCTTTAACTGCTTGAAGTGCAACCCCATCAATGGGAGATTGCGTTAAGTCGGATAACTTATTCACCGCTTTCAGCGTAAGGGCTTTTAATTGTGTTGTAACAATGTCATGAGTACCTAACTGCATTTCCTCAATAACCTGTTTCACCACTGGATTCTTCATCCAACGTGTGGGTGTGTTATGACCTACATCAAGCAATTGAGCTAACTTTGCTAGAGTGTATTGACCTGTAGTGTACAAATGGATAAATCGTTGAACCTTTGGTTCTAACGTAAGGATTAAATCCCCTTCTTCACAATCATCCTCCTTCAAAGAATTTGGTATGGGGAGTAATTGTGTGGTAGGACTCTCCTTTTTTGTAGGTGTTAAACTCACCACGCATCATCCTTTCAAAAAGAACATCCAAATCAGAAAAAGTTCTCACCTCGTATATAGCACCAATCTCCTCTGAACAGAGAAGACCTTTAAGGTACAGTACGTCGGCAAAGAACTTTAGTAATGTTTTATCCATATTTTATTCCGACACCTCCTCATCAGGGAAATGATCACTTGGAATTACGTCATGAGGGAGGTTATACACATTAGGATCAAGTATAGCGGCAACTGTAGGGGTGTGGATTGGGGCAGACTGTCTACTTGACACTTCACTCTTCAAACGTGCAATACGTGCATCAAATACCCGTTCTTGTTCGTTACGTGAGAGGTGTAAAGAAGGAACGTCCACATCAGGAGAAATATCGGGTACTTCGGATACTTGAGATTGCGGAGGTACTTGAGGTGGTGGAGGTACCTGAGGTATATCGGCTAAACAAGGTAATTTATCTTTGACAAGTATAAATAATGTTGCACTGGATATAATAAGATTAGCTACTTTAAGAAAACTCAATCTATTTCCTCCTTACGTAACGTGGGCTAAACGCCCACTACACACAAACTTATACGTATAGTTATTTTTATTGATTTGTTAAATGTTCGAGCGAAGCGAGAACAACTTTGCCTTAGCAAAGTTACGATGACCTCTACATAACGTAAACCTAACGGTTTACTACACACGTACTTAGAGTGTTCAAAATTAAATCGCTTCGCTCTTAATTTTCGTTTACTCATTTCATTCGTAAACGGGGGTTAACTAATTATAACTGTACTTTTAGAACTTGTCAATACGTCTTGACACAATCTTAACAAGTTTTTAGAAAACTTATATTTTCTTAACATAATCTTAACAAAGTGCTTATAAGCACTACGTATAGTACATTAGCCACCTTCAAATGGAGTAAGTACTAAAGTACTACGTAGTCTATACATAACTGACGGGCTGATGTGGAAGAGTACCTAGAGAACACGTTCTTTCCGTTTTTCTGATTATTTCATCCTAAAAAAAATACACACAGTATATTTTTACAATGTAGTCACAATGTATTTACACAATGAATTTTATGTCTCTGCACCTTCACACACAACTTTTTTTACACAACGTAGTTTATATATAAACACCTCTGTGGACAGAAACATTATATCGAAGAGGAAGAACGAAAGGTTCCACGTTACCACTTTGCCCCTCCCGGGGCATACCTAATTGATAACTTATACCACATACATAAAACGTAAGTTACACCACTAACAGCACACAAATACAACACAAGTACATCACACCCACATGTGTGGTTTTGAGTACTAATAGGTATAGCAACCAGCTTTCAGCAGACTTTCAGCAACACATTAAGTACTGTGCACTATAACAGTATCAACTGTATTATAACACGTTCACTACACGTTCACACCCATGTACACCGCGTGGCTGTAGGCATACAGCACACATTCCCTACACATCAGCCACTCATACCAGTACATATAGCAATATGTTCCTACAAAACGTCTAAGACGTTAGTACAATACCTTATCTACGTAACGTTTATAAACGTTAATACAGTACAGGTCATCGTTAAGGCGTCTAAGGACGCCTTGTTCTTCGCTTCGCTTCGCTACGCTCGAACGTTAAATGTAATTTACAAGTACATCCTCATCAGGAAAAATACATCGGCTGTTCACTCTACTATACGTACAGTACACATTCTATTCATTAGTTTGTGTTCTTTTTCATAAGTGTTACATCAAATCATTCTATGCAAATCCTTTCCTTCAAGTTGGGAAGATTTACTCTAAATTAGTAGGAGGAAATGATTTTGCATGGAATGATTATGATGTACGCAAGGATGGTATATTTTATTTTATCTTCGACGGAAGGGAACGTGTTAACATGGGTAAACAAGAATTAGAACGACAAATTATCATCTTTAACAAAGTAATGAGAGGAGAGATTGACTGATGAACAAATGTAACAGTGATTGCCCAAATTGTGAACACGCAGACTATTGTGTTCAATTCAGCTTATCATGCAATGGTGAATGTGATAAGTGCAACGATATAACATGTCACAATCATCAAGACTATGTTGATGAACCTGCTGAGTGGGAGAAAAACGAAATTACTGACCTAGACGACAAATGTAATTGGTAACAGCACCCTGTTACCTTATAAACATAATTTATTGAGTTGATGAGGGGTTAAAGCCCCTCTCACTATAAACTAAAACAAATAAGGAGTGTGTGTTAATTATGCCTGATTACTTACTACAACGGATCAAAGAACTAAATATGGAATTAGATTACATCAAGGAAGAACTTATAAATTACATTAAGCAAGAAAATGAAGTTAAGCAAAAACCAGTGTTCACCTTTGATTTCCGCAAAACAAATATTAAACAGTGTTAACAACAATAGGGGTATACACCCCTATTTTTAAATATGCCCAATTAAGAAGAAGCAACGAAATTAAAACTAAGGAGTGTGTTAACAATGACAATCAATGCTAACCAACAACAAACAACCGAGGTAGTATGTATCAAATGCGATGGTTCAGGTATCTACACATCACCAAGAGGTACAACCGGTAAATGCTTCACATGTCAAGGTACAGGAATGCAACAACCTAAAGCTGATCCAATGATCCGCACCAATCAAGGTAGACAAATGGTTGGTAATATCCCAGTATCTGACCGTATGCGTAGCGATGTACTCAAAGCTATGATTGCCATCATCGAAGGCAAAGGTGAACGCACCAAAATGACCCGTGTTTATGACATTCGTGATTATCTCAAACAAGTACGCAACCTTGAAGTATCCAACGAAGGGATCAGTGCAACCCTTGATTCTCTCATCAACAACAAGTATGTACGCTTCTTCAAAAACGATGAGAACTACTACTTCTTTGGTATAAGTGCCTTCGGTTGGCACAAATGGGATACACGCAAAACATTAACACAACCTCCTACCCCACCTATTCCAGACGAAGACCCATACATTCCAGAGTACAGTTTTCACCCTAACATGGATGAAACCGTTGAACTACCTCCTACTCCACGTAAAGGATCAGGTCGAGCAAGGTAAAGAACAAGAATACAGGGGTGCAGAAATGTACCCCAAAACCCTATTTTTTACTTGGATGACTAAAGGTGAAGCAACGCGACTCATTATATTCGTCAACGGAACTCATTATTACCATTAAATCACATTAATTACGTTAAATTTAAAGGAGGTGAATAAATGTCTCAATCTGATTTATACAAAAAGTCAGATGAACTTATCAAAGAAATTAAAAATAACATTTCAAAACTCTATGAAATCTTAGAAACAATCCAATCATACAGAGAAGAAGAGGAAAAAAAGGAGGACAATGTAAGTGATCGTTGCAGTAACAGGTCACCGTCCCGGTAAACTATGGGGGTATGATTACAATCACCCGAAGTACAAAGAGCTAGGCAATGTGCTTGGTTCTCATTTACTAGAACTTGAATGCGATTACGCCATCTCAGGTATGGCACTTGGAGTAGACACTATCTTTGCTCTCGTTGTTTTACAGCTTGATATTAAGCTTGAGTGTGCTATTCCCTGCTTTGACCACGAAAAGAGATGGTACAACGAAAGCATCAAACTCTATCATCACATATTAAATAAAGCACACATCATTACTCAAGTCACCAAATCATACTTCACACCACGTTGTATGCAAGCACGTAATGAGTATATGGTGGATGAATGTGACGTACTCATTGCAGTATGGGATGGTGTTGAGCAAGGTGGGACATGGAATTGCGTAAGGTACGCTAAGACAAAAGGTAAACGTATCATTTTCATCAACCCAAACAATATGAAAGGAGGTGTTTAACATGGATTTAATTATTGGTATAGTTATTACAGTCTGTTTTTGGACAGGTGTGTTTGTTGGTGCAAGACATATTTACAGATCATTTAAAGGAGGACGAAGTAATCATGTGGGTTAAATCGAGTTGCTTTATACCAAGGAAATCATTCGATAAGTTCACATTTAACTTTCTGAAGTAATTCACACTACGCAAAGTGTTGTTCTAACTGAATGACACTTTGCACTCTTTACTTAGGACACGTTAGAGTCCGTAGTAGGTTTTGATTCTTTATATCAAAAACAAATCAAACATAAAGAAAGAAGGAACAAAATCATGACAGTAGCAATACCAACAATCAATACACCATTATCAACTGAGGAACAATTCAGACTCTTTCAAGAGTTCTTAGCTTCACAAACTACACTGGTTGAACAAGCACCACAAGTTACACCAACTCCACCTGCTTCACGTTTCTCCTTCTCCTTTAGTAACACTGGTATGACTTCAGATACAGGAACACACGGTGCAGCAACACAAACATCTCACCAGACAGGCGTAAGGATGCCTACACAGCCTCAGATTGATTTCTACTATAAACTATGCCTTGAACGTAATTACACGCCTTTAGACATCACTACAATGTCTTACACAGACTTAGACACAGCCATCAAGGTTGTACGTGCCTATTACCCACCATCCCCTCAGCAACTTCAAATGATTGGTGATAAACTAGCCAACCTTGCAACACTCGGTGTTGACGTACCGATGACACCAGAGCGTTACTCAGCCTTAACAGGAGGACGTGACGGTACAGCAAGTAAACTCATTGGTGAATTAATTGAACTTGAAAAAGCCAATAAGCAAAAGCAACCACCCACTGAACGTCAACTAGAACTTCTCGTTAATATGTATCTTTGTCCTGATGTGCCGTTTGAAAATTTTGATATTGCACGTCGCATAGAACTTGAAGATGGTGAATGGCGAAGACCAACGCCCGATGAATTTGCACAAGACATTATAACTAAGATGAAACAACATGAAGCGTCCAAATTCATCGATGATTCACGTGCAGCTTTCCATAAATGGAAACAAACCAGAATCAAGATTGGACAAATGAACCACATCAGAGAATTAGAAAAGAGGCAAATGAAGATCGGTGCTCCACCAACTGTTGAATGGGCAACGGACTTATTTATGAATCAAGTCATGAAACCAGTAGTGGCTGTTAATCGTGACAAAGGATATAATCCAGATTCCTTTAATCCGATAGGTGAAATGGAACTTATGATGTTTTCAGAGGAAGAAGCCTCTCACTACATTGACATACTTCTTGCAGACAGCAAGAACACAAGCCTTGTAAAACATACGATTGAGTATAATCAAACCTTTGAAGAATTGCGACATGTAAAAACTGAAACCAATCGTTTTGAAAAAGAGTTTGAAGAAATACAAAACATTGCTTACTCCATTGAAAGTATCCAAGGATTTCATGATGAGGAACTCCATGAAATGATTACATCACTTCTTGTAGATAACACAGATAAAGACGGAGTATTATACAATGCTAAAGCACGTATCAAAGACTCCATGCTTGCTGTCATTGATAGTGGTGCAATCACCTTTGAGGGCATGGCTGAACTATGCAAAGATTCAAGTGTAGCTATACATTGCTTAATCGGGAGGTTTTAAGATGACAGGAACAGATGTATTACAAAATTTAGCAATAATATACTTATTGTTAAAAACAATGAAAAAACGAAAATCCTAATTCAACACGGGCGTATCTCTCTTAATTGAGGGGTATGCCCTTTTCTATTTCTAACGGAGATATGACACCGTTACTAAAAGATTACGCCAAGCAGGGCAGTTCTTATTTGTTCTTGGGTGTGTGTAGAAGCAACGGAATTGACACTGAAGATGTTTAGAATTTGAAAATGATGAATGCGTTGTATTGGGTGTTAAGTTATTTTCCCTTTAAAGGTTTGCACTAAAGAATGCGTTGTAAATTATGTAAGGAGGTGAGTTATGGATTTAGAAGAATTTAACTACTTTAAACATTGGCATTTATTTTTGAAAGATCAATTGGTTATCAGTCTTCCAAGTAAACTTCAACTTGAATTTATTACCTTCTTACACGAAAGAGATTTCAAATGGGAAAGTGGTACAAAACTACTGGATGAAAATGGTAAGCAAAATCTTTCACTCAGTTCAGGAGAATGTGTAAGAAAAAAGGTAAATACTGGACTTACACGATCAAGTGTCAAATGGTATATTGAGAATGGTAAAAAAGCTATTGTGTTTAAAGGGTTTTAAACTAAAGAATGCGTTGTTAAGTTTGTCATCAAGTTTAGTTGAGGAGTTGATTTATATGTAAATTAAGTCAATCCCTACTCAATTGAATAAATTTTAAACTACAGACTGCGTTGTTTATTATGTTAGTTACTTAGCTTAAAGCTAAGACTAAAATAAAACATTATTAGGAGGAAAAACATGAAAGTTGGAGAAAAAGTCTATTGCATTTCAACCAATGAAAACGTCGTCATTGCAGATCAAGTAACACCTACCACATTTACAGTGTATGGGAAGGTTGGTTACTATGATGTGCCAAGTTCTGATCTGCTCGAAATAGAGCCCGTTGTCCCAGTAAGTAAGCCAAAATACCAAACCATAAACTGTGCCAGTGTACCACGCGTACCACAAACTCCCAATTGTGAATACGTGAGAGATGATTTTGTTGGGAAGGTTTCATCATCAACACAACCTAAAAATGAAAAGAAAGAAGGAATTAGCATGAATGTTAGCAAATTATTTGGAGAGTTTGGCAAAGTGAAAAACGGTGAGGTTGCTTTAACCTTTGGTGGTCAAATTGCGATTCGCCGCTCAGCTGATGAGTATGCCTCCTATGATGCCGCTCTTGGACAAATCGTGAATCAAATGTCTCTCGTCATCAAAGAGGCATCGGATATGATTTTCATCTTGCCTGTAACGGCTGTTGTCCCTACTGATGTCATCAAATTCAAAGGTGACTACTACCAAGTCCTCGATATCAACACGAATGGTTCCATCTCTGGTATCAATTTGAACAAAGGAACAAAATCCACCATCTGCAAAGAAACCAACCTCTTCGGGATCAACTTTTATTACAAAGTTCAATCTCTATTTTCTGCACAAACCGCTCCTGCTATGGCTGAACTGTTCGACAAAGATGGCAACCCAGTTATTGTTGCAACACCTCCTGCCATCAATCCTATGATGCTTATGATGCTGTCTAAGGACGGTTCAAGTGACTTCGGCGACATGTTACCCTTACTCATGCTGTCTGGTGGCTTAGGAGGCCAAGCAGGGGCTTCTGGTGGCATTGCAAACAATCCACTACTCTTAATGTCTCTGTTGGGTGATAAGGAAAGCGGCAACTCCTCAATGAAAGATTTATTACCTCTTATGTTACTGGGTGGTGGATTAGGTGGAGCGGCAACTGCCGGTGCAATTGATCCATTGATGCTAATGTTACTCATGAAGTAAATTAAACTATGGCTTATGAGATAAGTGGTATCCTGCGAGGTGCCATCTCAATGCCTTATCCCTAATAAAATGAATGATGAAAGAAGGAAACAATCACATGGAAAAAACAATTCGCGTAGGTCAAATGCCGGGTAAAATCAGTGAGTATGTCGTTGAGGTTGGTGCAAGCATTGCTCAAGTTATCGAATTAGCAGGACTTTCTGCCCAAGGGTTTGACGTCAAAGTGGATGGTAATGCTGTCACTGATTTGAACGGCACGTATGTTACACAGAATACCAATCTGATCATTCTTGCCAAACAGGTAAAAGGGAATAGCAATTAGTATTTAATAATCATTCTTAATAATATACTAAATGTAAAGCACACTTATGAGGTGTGCTTTACGTGATGCACAAAGAAAAGCTGAGTTACTAGACGTGGTAACTTTGATGAAGTAAGTGTGCATCACGTAGAGCATAAACCTACACCAAACTAAACTAAGGAGGCAATACAATGCCAATAAACACAATCAGCATCCATGATTACAAAACGTTTTTAGGTGCCAACCGAGGTGAACACAATCAATTCAGAAATGAACTTCCACAAATCATACGCAATCAAGTTGCAGAACTCAACATTCAAGACGTTGATCTTTATAATCTGAGGGAAGAAGTCCATAACAATGGTGCAGGATCAATAGGACGTCGAGTCTGTATCTTTGCTAATGCCACATTTACTGGTGAAGCACCGATGGTTGTTAATAATGTAGAAGATGATGAATACTTTGGATTCACTCGGTTCATAGAACCCATCAATAAAGATACCCTCATCATAACTTCTGAAGGTGGGTTACCAATTGCTGAATGGAGTGAAAAAACTCATGAACTCAACATCCTTTTTAACATCTTCAAAGAGTACAACCAACAATCCATTGATGCGTTCACCCACATTATGCAGAAGTGGAATGAACAAGTTTGGTATGTAAAATCACTCCAAGATTCATGGAAGTTCACATCTGATAAAGATGCTCTTACTCGTTCGTTTACTAAAAAATTAGAGGAACAAAAGGAACGAGAATTGAGACAAGCTAAGGAAGCAATTCAAACTCTTGAAAATCAAATTCGTGATTATGCACGTTCCATTAAGACAAATTCTGACTCAATCGGTGTCAAGCGACGATTTGTTCAAGTAGAAACTGAAAATCTGAAGAATGTTTCTCTTGGACTTATTCAAGATTTGGACTTAATTATCAATCATCCAAAAGTCAAAGACCTCAAGATCAAGAGCGGTAAATTCATTGTCTATACCTATCCACTAATAATAACATCTACCAAAGGTAAACGTTATTACGGTGGTGAGTATCGATTTGAACTTGACCCAGATCAATCAGACATTCGTTTCTTTGGCAACAACACACGTCGTGGACTTTGGACACATAACGATCCCCACCCACATGTTAATGGAAGCGATGGTCATGCTTGCCTTGGCAATGTCTCATCAACCATTGCCGAATTATCGAGTCAAATGCAAATCTATGCCTTGGCACTCATTGGTATTGACTTCTTAGAATCAGCTAATACGGACGACTCTGCCGGAGAAAACGTTATTCGTTGGGATGAAGTGGATGAAAACAACATCCCAATTCCAAAGGATCAAATACAATTATACACGTGTGACGATTGTAGTGAATCTGTTGAAAATTTGTATACTGTCTTCAATTATATTGATGAAAACGATGACTTACAAGGTGAACACAGTGTTTGCCAAAATTGTAGGGATGATGCATATCATTGGGATGATGATATTGAAGAATACATCAAAGATGTTTACAAAGATTAGGAGGGAAAGTAATGGCTTATTTTAAAGAATCTAAAACGAAAGCGACTGTGAAGGTTTTGGAACGATGTATGCCTGAAATCATGATCAATGCTGATGCGGTTGATAAAATGCAACTCTATGTTGCCAACTCCACCGATGAAGTCGGTTGGTTAGGTACTGCCTATAAACAAGGTAACGTTATTAAGATCGTTGATATGTACTTGTTTGATCAAGAAGTTCACTCCACAACCACAGAGATAACACCCGAAGGACTCAGTACTTTTGGTGAAGCAATTCTAGCCAATCCAAATGGTATGGAGATTTGGAATAACCTAAAGGTATGGGGACATAGCCACGTTAACATGCCCACCGGCCCAAGTGGTCAAGACGATAACCAAATGGAATTTTTTGCAACCACTGGACATGATTGGTTTGTCCGTATCATTGCCAACAAAAGTGGTTCATTACGTGTTGATCTCTATGATTATGAACATGGAATCATTTGGTCTGACTTACCATGGGATGAAGTTATCTCGCCTGATGAGGAAAAGATTACACAAGCTATCTTTGATCTTGAACTTCAATTGGAAACCTATCAAAAGAATCGGTTAGCTCACTATGAAACAGCCATCAAAACAGAGCTGTTGTTAAAGGTAAAAAAAAAACAACAATTACCACTTACAACCATCCCCAAAACCTTAACCAAAGGAACCAACGTTGGAAACCATCAGCACAACAAGCAATCTGGGACGACCTCGACTACGGTTACACAGACTATTAAACCTAATAAATCGTGGGATGAACTGGATGAAAAAGCATGGAAACTAAGAAAGGATGCCGAAACAAAAATCAATCAAAGAAGAAAAGGTGACAGTAGTTTTGGCAACATCTTCACAGATGATCAATCCATTGTAGAAATCCTTGATCAAGACATCTTGCTTGAAATAGGTGAATGTACTACACTAATTGAGGTAGAAAGAACATTGGTTGGATTTGGTTATTACAACTACTTCAACCAACGTGATCTTGGATTAGTATGGGATTTTGGCAAACGTTATCTGTTTGCAATTTACTCAGGAAAAGAAATGAAATAGGAGGAATACATTATGGCACAACACAACCTAAACATCTCACGCCATCAAGATTTATTTGAACCCCATGATTTTAAGCATCCAGTAACGATCATTGGTGCTGGTAGTACTGGCTCATGGTTAGCATTGGCCTTAGCCAAACTTGGCATTACGGATATTACTGTGTGGGACTTTGATACCGTGGAGGAACACAACATCCCAAATCAAGCATTTGCATTATTAAATATCAACGAAACAAAGGCACATGCAATTGCAGAAGAAGTACTCAGAGCAACAGGAACACGCATTAGAATTAAAGATGAAGCTTATGTTGATGAGAAATTATCAGGTATTGTCTTTCTCATGGTGGACAGTATGGCTGAACGCAAACGTATTTGGGAAGGCAGCATTAAAATGAAATCAGCTGTCAAACACCTTATTGAACCAAGACTTGGACTTGATGTGGGACGAGTGTATAACGTTGACCCGATGGACTTAACTCACATCAGAGAATATGAGAAAACCTATTACTCGGATGAAGGTACTGAGGTGAGTGCCTGTGGAACATCACTCAGTGTCATCTCATCATCTTTTGGTGTTGTCTCTTGGTGTGTACGCCAACTCATCAATTTCCACAACAAAGTGGAATTGGATAACGAAATCCTCATTGATTTCAAGTTCAACAATTTAATTACACAGAGGTGGTAAAATGCTAACTATCGGTACACGTGTAAGGTTTAAACAAGACCATCCAATGCGTGGTCTTTATAATGAACCATCACAAACAAATCAACAGGGTACGGTAATTGAACAATATCCAATAAATTTAGGGCCTGATGAGTGGGTTAAAGTGTGTTGGGATGATGGTGATGATTCACGTAATTACAAATGTGATGCGTTGGAAGTAATACATGCAGGACGTAATCATATACCCATGACATCCGGTGTTGGACCAAATGTACAAACACGTGAACAATTCGAAAAACTAGAAGAAGACATGGGTTTGTATATAAAAAATCCAAATAACGATTGGATTTTTGCACCAAATCCATGTGCTGAAGTACCATTATTTAACAACCATCAAACAGGTGCCTTCACCCATGAAAATCTTAAAGATGCTATTGAGAAATTTAGAAAGGAAGAATTACCTATGGAATCATTTGATGATTTTAATGTAGGTGATAAAGTATCACCAAACCGAAATCATAAAGATTATAATCAATTCAAATACCAACACAAGGGTGATAATGGAACCGTCACAGAAATTGAAACAGAAGGATGGGTTAGGGTAAGGTGGAGTAATGGACACAATAACATCTACCGAAAGGGAATGTTAAATATCATCGAGAAAGGAGAGGATATTATCAAATCACCAATACCATTTACACAAGATGATCGATACGCAATGCCAATACTTATTGGAATGCGTGTTTGCCTTGACCCAGAATCAAGTATTTTTAAAGACCTTAACGAAACGGCAAAGGGAACTGCCGGTTATGTTTATCAATTGGGAACGAGTAATTTAAACTTAACTCGATGGAAAACACTTAAAAGCAAAGGTGATGCTATTGTTTATGTAAGGTTTGATAACGGTAACTCGTTACGTCTTAAAGAGAGACAAATACTACTTGTTGATTCACCAAGTGTTACAGTAACAGGATATATGTTCAACAATGGTGATGAGGAATCAATTATTGAAGGAATTAATGAAGGGATACTTGACTTCAAAATCATTAATCGTAAATTACGAATTGTAAATCGAGAAATTTATGATGATGCTTACAGAAAACGTATCATGGATTCTATTGCAAACTCTTAACGGTATGGTATACTGTGAAAACAATACCAAATAAATCCGTTTTAATTCAACATCTTGAAGTAAAACATAACGAAAAGATTGAAGAATTACTACGCAGAATGTATGTTGACGACCATTTACCAACAAAACAAATTGCTGAAGAATTACACCTTTCGTATGCAACCACTTGGAAGTATTTACAACTTTCAGGTATTTACTCACGACGACTGAGGATTCTTTGATTTAAAGAATTCTTTGTTTTTTTATCTCTTTACGATGTGGTGGCGGAATAAGTAGACGCTAGGTGCAACATATAGTAGGTAGCCATTGTGGTTCAAATCCACGATTATCATTTGATAAGACGTTGTGACGGTAAAGTGATAGCTACTATGTAAGGTGTAAATCCTTACCCACATCAGCAAAAACTTTAGGAGGTGAAAACAATGTTTCAAGACCAAATCATAACCCTCACTCAACAGTGGGATGTACTCGATGCTGAGATTAAAGTAAAGGAAGCAGAGATTGCCAAGATGAAAGCAAAACTAGTCATCATCAAACGTGCCACTCGAAACTTAGAAAAGTTAGAAGAAGGTACTAATGAACAACTTGCTGTTTCTGACGAATGAACTCCTAGACCCAACTCTGATTTCCTCGATGCAATTACCAATCCAATTCGTCGCTTTTGGGATAGTTAAAGGTAATCTATACCACCATTATCAAAACAAGTCAGTTTTCCTGATGTGCAAATACCCCGGCAAGACATGGGGTAATTCTGTTGTTTACGGTGCGTTATTCCAATGTGCTGATTTTGATTTCTATTCACGTATATTGGATGCTTATTATGCATGTTCAATGAGTAATATGCTTCGCAACCATATGTGTGATCTTCATCACAGAATCAACGTTAACGTAACACCCATTCATTTTAAAACTCTTGAAGAGTTAGAGAGGTTACAGTACAGAGAAACTGAACCATTCACCGTACAAACCTATGTGGGTAATCCAAATCATCCCAAAATATCCCAAAGGTTATTGAAGCCACAGTATCGAATCCTTGATGGATTAGATGTTGTGAATTACAAGAAACTATTTTGGGAGGTAACTAATGACAAACTTAACACATGACTACATCCAAGGGTATGCGGATTGTCTTAACAAGATCATCACAAAGCTTAATGAAAAATCCTCAATTAATGAGCTTATCCTTTTCACCTATTTGCAAAAAGGTGAACTCACCAACATGAAAGCACATCTTGAAATGATGGAAGCAGATACGTCAAATCTCTTTGACGAAACGTGCTGCACAAATTGTGAAGACTCAACACTCCTTGACATCAGTGGTATGGAACCAAAACACATTGTTGTCACCTACGGAAAGGTAGGTGTTTAATATGGGTTGGGACTTTGATTCAAAAGATGGTTCTTCTGGAACCAAAGTAGAGTTCACCAAATTCCCCGTAGGCATTACCAAGATTCGTGTAATTGATGAAGAACCCTATGTCCGTTGGGTACATTGGTTACCACAATGGAAAAGAAGTGTCAATTGCCCGGGTAAAGGGTGTGCCATTTGTGAAGTACGAGCACAGCAAAAACTCAACTCACAACCCTACACCTACCAAGTAGGTAAACGTCTTGCCATGGGAATCATTAACCGTGAAACAGGTAAGGTAGAAGTCATGGAACAAGGAACCGGCTTTTATCAAGACTTACGTGACATTATGATGGATTTACGTGGTGAGGGTAAAAAACTCATTGATGTAGATCTCAAAGTACGTCGTCGTGGTACAGGTAAGGATGATACAACGTATCGCATTGATCTTGATGTGGAATCACCTCTTAACAATACAGACGTAGAACTCATCAAAGGTAAGGTTGATCTTGCTGAATACCTTAAACCACACACCTTTGATCAAATCCTACGATTAGTACAAGGTGAAACATGGGACGACGTTATGAAGCGTGAAGACACTACACCAGAGGCTAAAGATGAAGTCATCGAAATCAGTTAATCTTGATGCTAAGGAGATTGCCCTACACTTCATTAAGCGAACAGATGGTAGGGCAACTCCATCAATTATTGCACGATCCATTCTGACAGCCAAGGAGGTACTTCTAAGCGGTTACAGCAAAGAAGAGGTCATAAGTGTCATAGACTATGTACTTGACATCAAGAAGGTGCCAATGTACTCGTTAGGTTATGTATCAGTCTGTATTAATTCCATACTGAAGGAGATTAACAAAGAAAGCACTCGGCAAAGAGCAAACCAAATCAGAAAAGACCATGAAACCTCATTTGCAGAAGTGAAGCAAAAAGAGGTGGTCTACAACGACGAATCCAAGAAACGTAACCAAGACCGAAGTTCAAGACTTGGTCTTCAACCAAACTCAAAACGATTTGATGAACTATTCAACAAAGAATAGGTGGTTCATCTGTGGTGACATTTTGTTCATCGAGTTAAAAAACAAAGATGGACAACGTGTAGGTATCATGAAAGCAAGTGTAATTCACAAAGATAAATTGCTTAATGTGACATGGAATTTGACAATTCAAGGTTATGCCATTGGACGTATTGGAAAGTGTAAAATTCGTTCACATCGACTAATTACCAATGCACCTGATGGTATGGATGTAGATCACATTAACCATGATAAATTAGATAATACCGATGATAATTTACGAATTTGTACGCATAAAGAAAACCGAAGAAATCCTAAAAAACAATATGGTGTTAATTTCTCTAAACAATTAAAAAAATGGAGAGCACGCATTAATATTGATGATAAGGATATTTCATTAGGTTGTTTTGAATCATATGAAAGTGCATTACAAGCTCGTAAAGAAGCAGAGGTACAATATTATGGCTAATGATGTAAAAGACCTTGTTTTTAACCCGGGCAGCGAGAGAAACGTTATCTCGATCTGTTTAAAGAACAGTGATAAGATTATTGACGTAGAAGCCGATGAAATCTACGCTGAACACTTTGGAATCCCGGGACACAAGTTCATCTTTATGGCAATGATGTATTTGTACGGTAAAAAAATAAAACCAACACCCATGGCAATCCTTGAAGTTTTAAGCAATGACCAAGCCAAAAAAAGTGTTGATGAGTTAGGAGGGTTAGAATATCTCACCATTCTTGAGGAATCAATTATTCCTACAGATAATCTTTCTATCTTTATTGAGAAGATTAAACAAAGTTATACTCGACGAATGTTACTGTCAATTTCCGATAATGTACGTGATTTTGTTTTATCGGATCGGGCAGAGGTACTCAACCCTACAGAACTCATTAACTTCGTCACCACAAAGATTACTGATCTTGCCGTTAACACCACAACCACCGACGAAGTCTACAAAATGGGCAACAAAACGGAAGAGGTACTTGCACAGAGAGCAGAGACACCTGCACAAGTACCGGGACTCGAAGTTGGATGGGAAGAGTTTGACCGTGTAACGAATGGTGCATCCGATGGTGATTTAATTATCGTATGTGCTCCCTCTAAGGTTGGTAAGTCGATTGTCCTCACCAATTGGGGAACGAAGATTGGCATTAAGGATCAATTGCCAATTCTTTATGTTGACACAGAAATGAATGAACGTGAACAGGAAGACAGGATACTTGCAAACCTCACTGGAATACCTCATTCAGAAATCATCTCAGGACTCTATGTGCTGGATACTGTCAATGGGAAGGCTGAAGATAAGATTGCTAAACTAAAGGTAGCACGTGAATCTTTAGGTATGGGTAACTATTACCACATCTATATGCCGCACTTCACCATTGAAAAGGTTACAGCCTTAGCACGTAAATTCGTTATGCAGATGGGGATTAAAGCACTCTTCTTTGACTACATCAAAATCCCCTCAAATCAGGGAGATTTTAAGTCAACTCAAGAGTATCAAGCCCTTGGATTCTTCACATCAGGACTAAAAGACCTTGCCGGCCTTCTAAAGATACCGGTGTTTTCTGCTTGTCAAACCAATCGTAATGACTTAGATACTGATTCACCGGATGCTAGTAACATCGGTGGATCATACCGCATTCTTCAATTAGCTAGTAAACTCATCTTCCTCACCAATAAGTCCGATGAGAAAATAGCTAAGGATGGATTCAACAATGGTAATCAACAACTCTGGGTAAAATATCAACGCAACGGTGCCAGTGATTGTGATCCGATTAACATCATGTTCACGAAGCATATTTGCAGAATGGATGAGGTGTAATGGAAATATTGATAGTTACGTTAGTAATTGTCGTAGTAGTTGTCTTTGCATTTTGTTTTAGTTTTTAAGGAGGATTAATTAATGGATGCTGTCAGTAAGATTAACGAACATCTAGATATTGATAAGCTACTGAATCATTACCAATTTGATGTGTCGTCTACTGACAGCACTATTATCAGATCAGCCTGTAAATTACATGGCGGATCAAATCCTACTGGCTTTGCCATTAACCGCGACAATGGATTGTGGTTTTGTCACACAGGTAATTGTGGTGGTGGGGATGTTTTCACGTTAGTACGTCACTTTGAAAAATTAGAGTGGGAAGAAACAGTACAGTGGCTTGCATCCTTTTTTGGAATCAGTATTGATGGACTTACCATTGTAGAACACAAACCATCATATCTTAAAGACAATGATAAATTCCTTAAAGCTATGCAAAAACGTAAAACCCTTGAACTCATACCTTATTTTATTGATGAGGAAATACGTCCTGTTACCAAATTTCGTAAATTTAATGAGACAACGTTAAGGACTTTTGACTTAGGTTATGTTGAGCGTGTTGGCTTAAAGAGGAGGACGGGGGAACCTTACACGTTGTCTCACCGTTTAGTCTTTCCCATTTTATTCAACGGTATACAGGTTGGTTTATCGTTTCGTCGAGTTAAAAACACCGATGTACCAAAGTGGTCACACCAACCAGCTCACATCAACACAAGTAACCTTCTTTACAATTATGATGCTTGTAATGGTGAATGCGTTGTTGTAGTTGTAGAAGGTATTACTGATGTATGGGCTTACTACGAGATAGGTGTTACAGCAGTAGCCACTTTTGGAGCACACATCACTCATGAACAATACAAACTCCTACTAAAGACAGGAGCAGACCTTGTATTTAGTTTTGATGGGGATGAAGCAGGACAACTTGCTACAGATAAAGCCATTGCCATGTTTAAGAATAAGGCAAACTTATCTGTTGTGTCTTTGAAGGATGGTGAAGACCCAGAGTCTATTGAAAGGGAGGAGTTATGTGGAAGGTATGCACACAGAAAGAGAATGTAGTACGTGTGGACTTGGTAGAGGGTACACAGGGTTTCTGTGCCCTATGACGAATTGTCATGCTATAAACCATTGGAAAGAGTGGCGACCTATTGTATCACCACCGCATATCACAGAGTTTGTAAAACACATTAAAACTCAAGATGAAAAGAATAACCTATTTCATCAAGTAGCCACTGATATTGCAGAGGTATTATCTAAGAAGAACCATGACTATGGAGATAGCTTCTTTGATACCTACAAGACGTTTGGAGACATGGGGACATGTATTCGCCTTACCGATAAAGTAGGAAGGCTTAAAACCCTATCACAAGGGCTTACAATGGAAGTGAAGGAACCAATTGAAGACGTCTATATGGATATAGCTGGTTACTGCATCTTAACCCTTGTAAGCAAACTAAGACAACAGAAGGGAGAATGACACAATGCTTTGGTTGATTAGAAACACAGACACATCTGATGTCATTGTTGGGTGCAATATCTGTACCAGCATTAAAGATAGCAACATGCACCAACTTTGGGCAACACGTCCTAATGGTAAAACCATGATCGTTAAAGAATCCAACGACAAGCAAGAAGTGGAACTCATCAAGAATGCCATTGACTATGCTATTGAGCATAAAGAAACATCCTTGCGGCTAGATTAGGAGGAATCCTATGTGTTCAAAGTTCGTTCACCTACATTGCCACACAACTTATTCAATACTTGACGGAATGAGCAAAATTCGAGAATTACTTCTTCGTGCTAAATCATTAGGACAAGAAGCAATCGGCATCACCGATCATGGAAGTACTTCTGGTTTGTGGGAATCACAAAAAATCGGTGATGAAATTGGAGTTAAAATCATTCATGGTTCAGAATTTTATTGGGAACGTGAAAACGACGATGAGAATGGTCATCTCATCGTCTTAGCTAAAAATGATGTAGGACTTGAAAACCTTTTCAAACTTCAAGAGTACGCCTATGTTCACAACTTCTATAAGAAGCCTCGTATTAATTGGGAAGCCCTCCTAAAACATAAAGAGGGACTTATTGTATCCTCTGCTTGTCTTGCATCGACTTTCTCTCAATATCTTATGAATGCACAATTTGTTGAAGCATTACAATGGGCAGGTAAATTCAAACATGAATTTGGTGATGATTTCTACCTTGAAGTTCAAGCTAATTCTATTGATGTGCAAGCCATGGTGAATAAAGAGACTATGAGGATTGCGAAGCAGTTAGGTATTAAAGTGATTGCCACTAATGATGTTCACTATACACTTGAATCTGACTCCTACCCTCATGAAGTACTCCTTGCACTTCAAGTGAACAAGAAAATGTCTGATCCAAAACGATTCAGTTTTAGCACTCAAGACTTCTGGCTCAAATCAGAAGAAGAAATGTTTGATACACTTCATGGTCTTACTGATGTGGAAAAACGTCAATGCTTATTAAACACAACAGAGATTGTGGATAAGTGTACTGCACGTCTTACTAAGGGAAATTGGTTACCTGAATACTATGACATTCCTGAAGGTGAAACACCCAGAACGTTATTAGTTAAACAGGTAAAAAATGGAATCTCTAGAGAAAAAATTACTGAAAATAATTTTTTGAGGGATGTACAAAATGAAGTCGATGTTATTGATCGTAATGGGTACTCAGGTTATTTTCTTATCGTCAGTGATTTTGTTAATACGGCTCGTCAGCGTGGGAACATTGTCGGTGATGGGCGTGGTTCAGGTGCAGGTAGCAAGGTCGCTTGGCTTACAGGAATAACCAAAATCCCACCTCACAAATATGATTTGTTGTTTGAACGTTTTCTTGCTGATGGTCGGGAGCCTGATTTTGATGTAGACTTCTCAGATCAAGATGCTGTCTTCCTTGATTTACAGCAAAAGTATGGTGAAGAGAATGTGGCACGTATCATTGCTTTTGGAACCATGACACCTAAAGCCGTCTGCCGTAAGGTGTTTAGTTGTTTTGGACATGAAGTATCACTCATCAACTCCATCAGTAAACTTATTCCTGATTTGTGTCATTCCCTTGACGACGCATGTAAAGCTTCACCTATGTTATTGGACTTCATTAAGCAATACCCTAAAGAGTTTAACATTATTGAACGCCTAGAAGGTGTTGTAAGCCATGAGAGTCAGCACGCAGGGGGCGTAATCATCTGTAAGGGGTTATCCTCCCACTTACCTGTTAAGACACGTGGAGAAGACCGTACAAAGCGTATCGTGGCATTTGATAAATATATGCTTGAAGAATTGGGACACTTTAAGTTTGATATACTTGGTCTTGAAACCTTACCCATTATTAAACGTTGCTTAGATTCTATCTTTGAAAGTACAGGTGAAGTCATTGACCTGCACATCATCGACATGGAAGATACACAAGTGTATGACATGCTCTGTCGAGGAGACGTGTCCGGTGTTTTTCAATTATCAGCTCAAGCTTCTAAGATCATTGAACAACAACCACGGAACTTCCGTGACCTCATTGCAATCAATGCCATCATCAGACCGGGCGTGGGTGATTGGCAAGAATACATTGCACGTCGTAAGGGTAAAGAATGGCAAACCCATCCTAACCGATTACCGTACATGCAGGAAACTGTAGGTACGATGACCTATCAGGAACAATTTTTATTAGACTGTAAAACATTTGCAGGGTGGGATATTGCGTATGCGGATAAGCACGTCAGAAAAAATAAGCACATCAGAGAAGATACAGATTTGGGCAATAAATTCATATATGACTCTCACGAAAGATCATATGACAAAGAAGTTGCCATTTCTATTTGGAATGAGATCATGGATGCTGTGGACGGTGGTTACTCTTTCAACAAGAGTCATAGTGCATCGTATGCTGTCATCTCGTATCAAACCGCATGGTTAAAAACGTATTATCCAGCACACTTTTATGCAAGTCTTATGTCTTCAGCAAAAACAGATGGAGATGGTCAAAGTGAAATCTCAGGATACCTTGTGGAAACAAAAGCAAGAGGAATTAAGACGTTACCTCCTGACATTAATCGATCAGGAGAATCTTTTACAGTCACAGATCAAGGTATTAACTACCGCATCACAACCATCAAACATGTTGGTGATTCTGCAATTCATTCAATCCTTAACCTCAGACCAATTGAAAACTTTGAAGATTTTGTTAAACGACGTGAAAAACGACACATAAGAAACAATGTGATCGTTAATCTCGTTAAAGCAGGTTGTTTCGACTTTGACAATCCAAATCGTGCCGAATTATTATGGCAAGTAGATATGGAAAACCGTACCAAAACACAAATCAAGCAAAACCACCAATGTCCTACGTACACTTGGAATGATCAAGTCAAAGCCAAGTGGGAAATGGAAGTGCTTGGAATGTATTTATCAACTCACCCCATGGAAAAGTACGGTTTTAAACCACTCTCTGATTTTAAAGATGGGGAAAATTGTTTACAAGGAGGTGAAATTTACGATGTACGAATCTTCCAAGATAAAAACAAAAAAGATATGGCCTTTGTTTTCATCAACACCCTCTTTGGAAACGTCAAAATCCTTGTCTTTGCTAGTACTTGGAGGAACCATAAAGTTCAAGCTTTAATGGATATTGGAAACCTCATCTTAGTAAAGGGACGACGTAGCGGTGATGCGATCATCCTGAATGAGATTGAGATATTAACGTAGAGAGGAAGGGAAAATAGATGTTCTTTAAACCAAACCTAGAAAAAGCACAAGGTATTGCTAATAAGGCAATCAATGTCTTCACATCAACCATTGATGAGTTACAACGATCCAATAGTATTTTAGTTGATGTGATTGATGATGCAGAACTTGTTATTGCCAGACGCACATCACAAATTGCTAGTGCAAAATCAACCATTGAATCTAACTCAGGTATGATTTCTAAACTCAAGGAGTTCTGCCTATGAGAGTAGAATTTCTTAAAGTCTTAGGTACGTGGCGTGATGTTGCAAACTCTGCACGTACTACGATTGGTGAAGAAGCAGGATTTGGAATAGTCTCATCTAGTTGGAAGAGACGGATGCTACTTTCTGAACATTCCCCTATACGTCGTCTCCACATCAGTTGGAAGTGGACAGGGTTAATGTATTGGATTAGCACTCATTTTGTACGTCACAAATACGGCATAGAACATTATGTCAAGACTCAACGTACAGACCGCACTGGTGATAACCGTAATCTTATCCCTCAAGGAGCACTTGTTGATCATGAGTGTGATGGTACACCACAATCTATCATTTACATTTCACGTAAACGCTTGTGTGCTCAAGCAAGTGATGAAACACGTGATGCTTGGAAACACGTATTAGCTCATATCTTAACAACAGCCCATGAACGTGAACTCTTCGATGTGTGTGTTCCAGATTGTATTTATCGCGGATGGTGTTATGAATACAAGTCTTGTGGATATCATTTAACACCTGAATATCAAGAAGCATTAGAAAAATACAGAGGAGGAATTAACCAATGGAAATAAAACTTACCATTGGAGACGATGGATCATTAAGTGTGGATGTTGATCCAAAAATGCAAACCTTCCTTGCAATTGGTGTTTTAGAGGTTGCTAAAAATCTCATCATTGCTAATGGTGGAACATCAACCAAAGAACCAAAACCTACTGAAGAAGTTTAACCTATGGCTTATTGCAAAAACTGTGATCAACCAATTGCCGATGGGCATAGTACTGTACAATGTGTAACATGCAATCAACCACTTCATAAGGAGTGTGCCATCAACGATGGTGCCTCCTTCTGTGATGGGTGTTACATTACAAAGACAGAAGAGGCACCTACACTACAGTTTGAAGTACCATCTGTTATACGAAGGTCTTACATCGAACTGTATAAAGCTTGTCCTTTTAAGTTTTACAATGAAATCATCTTAGGTATGGAATCACCTAAAAACATCTACTCTCAAATGGGTATTGATTTACACACATTATTTGATAAAGCCTGTCAAGACAAAGGATATGTTCAACGCAACATGCTTATAGATTTTGGAACACTCATCAATGGATACGATTCAACACTGTATGATGTGCCGTGGGACATTAAGCAAGACAAAATGGATCATAAGGGACTCAACTCCATTGTTAACTTCTATAATGTTCTAGCTGGTTTGCCTCAAAAACCATTTGCTACTGAAGAGACTATTCAATTCTCTATTGGTGAAGGATTACCATTGGTACAAACAACATCTGATAGAATTGATTTAATTGATGGCGAGTTAGAAATGCTTGATTGGAAAACAGGCAAGGTTATGGTTGGACAAAAGATTTCCACTGATTTGCAAGCACCTCTTTATATTCATGGAGTACGTGAAAAGTATGGCATACCAATTCGTAAATTCACCTTTCATTACCTTGATGAGAATAAGACTCGCATCTTCACACGTACTAACAACGATGAATATGTTTGTACTGTCGGTAAACGTGAGTACTACATCAACATCACCGATGCTATACGAGAAGTACAAAGCTTATTTTCACACATCAAACGAGGAAACTTTAACATTCCAAACAACATCAAAGGAATGTACTTCACATGTAAACTGTGTCACCTTCAAGATTTAGGCGTATGTAAGGGTGCAGACATCCAAGCATGGAAGCAGTTCAACTAGAGAGGAGGTCTTCACAATGACCTCAACCATCGTTCAAACATTTGGGAAACAATTTGTCAGCGGATTAATGGATATGTTAATCATTGCTAAGTACTTTGACAACAATCGAATGCGTGATTTATTGCTTCAATGTAAAATGATTAAACGTTCAACAAAAGTAATCACTGTAAATTATGCTTATCTCTATGATAATGAACACAGACTCATTATTAGAAATGGAAACAATATAATACTTTTCCATATTTCAATCCACAAAGACCAAATCAAACAGATATTGGAGGAGTGCAATTAGAGGAGGAGACTCATTGACTCTATTAAGCACAGACTTCTTATCCAATTATCCTGATATGCCAGAACACATGAATGCACTAGCATCCTTTGTCTTCCACAGAACGTACTCAAGGTGGCTTCCAGATCAAAAGAGAAGGGAAACCTTTAAGGAAGCTATTACACGTGCTGTGGAATACAATGTGGGTATTACCTTGTTACAATTCAAGCGTAACAATTTTCCACCACCCATTGACTCGATCATCAAGGAAGCAGAAATACTCTTTGACAACATCTTTAACCTTAGACAATTCCTTTCAGGAAGAACACATTGGGTAGGAGGTGCAGAATCAGGTGTTGCTGATAAATTCCCTCTTTCTAATTTCAATTGTGCTTTTATTGACGTTACTTGTTGGGATGATTTGTGCGACTTGTTCTACCTACTCCTCATTGGTACAGGTGATGGATTTAAAGGAAGTAAAGAAGCCATTGCCAAACTACCACCGATACGAACAGATTTTGAACTCACACATTCAGTCTACGAACCATTACCTAAGAAAGAACGATTAGAACACACAAGTCTGAATGACTTAGGTAATGGTTATGCCAAGATTTATATTGGTGATTCAAAAGAAGGTTGGGTAACGGCACTCAAGATGTTTTTACGCATTCTTACGGAAGATCACTTCGCATCTATTAAACACATCAAGATAAGTTACAATTCAATCCGACCTAAAGGTGAACGACTTGTAACGTTTGGAGGGACAGCCAGTGGACACACATCACTTCAATCAATGTTTGAAGGATTTGAAAAAGTCCTTAAAAACACACTTGATGAAACCTTGCGACCCATGGTGGATAATCATGTTCGGCCTATCCATATTTTGGATATGGGTACTCTCATTGGTAATAACGTTGTTGTAGGTGGAGTACGCAGAACAGCCTTGATGTTCCTTTGTGATGAGGATGACGAGGAATGTATTGCTGCTAAACAACACATCAACACAAATCCTTCCATCTCTCACAGGTGTATGAGTAATAACTCCATTGCATTTAACACTAAACCAACACGTGAGTATTTACACAACATCTTTGAGATGATGCGTACAACAGGTGAACCGGCCTTTGTTAATATGGAAGCGGCTAGAAAGAGACGACCTAATGCAAAAGGTGTTAACCCTTGTGGAGAAGTTCTTTTGGATAGTTATGGAGTATGTAATCTCACCACTGTTAACATTATGGGTTTTGTTGTGGATGGTCAACTTGATTACCAAGGGTTAATGCAAGCTCAGGCTCTATCAGCACGTGCAGGAATACGAATGACCTGTCTTGACCTAGAACTACCTCATTGGGATAAGGTACAAAAACGTGACCGTCTCATTGGTTGTTCTATGACCGGTTGGCGTGATGCAATGAATGCACTAGATTATGATGAGGATCAAGAATCGAATCTACGAAATCTATTAAGAGAAATTGTAGAGGAAACGTGTATCAAGTACAGTTATATATTACGGATTCCTACACCTCTTCTTGACACCACCATTAAACCTGAAGGGACATTATCACAAGTTGCTAACGGTGTAAGTAATGGACTTCACGATGGACGTAACACATGGCATATAAGGCGTATCCGTATTAACGCTAGTGATCCACTGGCTAAAGTAGCCATTCTTCTTAATTGGACAATTCATCCTGAGAACAATACCTCAGGAGAGACACTACAAGAGCGTCTAAGCAATGCAAACACATTAGTGATAGATTTCCCCATCAATTGTGTTTCAACACCTTCTAGACCCCGTCAGACAGCTGTAGAACAACTTGAGACGTACTTCAAGTTTCAAGAAGAGTACACAGCACACAATTCAAGCAATACCATATCAGTGAAAGAGGATGAGTGGGATGCTGTAGAAGAGGTGATTTGGAATAATTGGGATAACTTCATTGGTGTCTCTTTTATGCCTTACGATGGTGGAGGGTACAAATTAGCACCCTATGAAGACATTACTGAAGAAGCATACAATGCTTTAGTTGCCAAAATGAAACCATTTGACTTGGAATTGCTTAGACAATTAGAACGAGATGGACTTGATGAAACTTCGTTGGATGGTGCAGACGGTTGTGAGGGTGGTCAGTGTCCAATCAGATAGGGGATAGATTATGGTTAAAATCAATATTTATCCAGACGGTTTCTCAGCAATTGGACATGCAGAGTATGCACCCATTGGACAAGACATTGTCTGCTCTGCTATTTCCACCCTTGTCCAAACAACTGCACTTGCCCTCAAAACCTACTGCCATGTCAACATTGAAGTTGATCAAGGTGATGTCTATGTTTACCTTAAGAGTAAGTCAGGAAAGAGTACTATTTTAATTGGGGCTATGGTGATTGGACTCAGAGAAATTGAGAAACAATACCCTAAGCATTTAAGTATTGAGGAGAGGTGGCAATAATAATGAAAAGTTTAACCATGGATCAAATCAAAGAGGTTATCAATGAGGAAATTAAAACCCTACAAGAAATCGGCAAAAAGAAAAACGATGAAGTAGGAATAGCTGACTTCGTAATCCCCATGTTATTCATGATGTTGGAATTTAAACTTGAAGAAAGAGCGGATCAAATCGAAGCAAGTCGTGCTGATTTGACCTTAGTAAAAGGTGATGCAAATGAGTGTTATTAATAAAAAGAGTTCAGAAATACCAAAGATTAGAGGATTTGAACAAGTCTCCGAAGCACATCGTACAGCGTTTGATTTATTCACGGATGAGAAGAAACAAATCCACAAGTTTCCAAAAGCAATCACCCTTCCTACACGCTCTGATCCAAGGTCTTCAGGGTATGATTTCTATTTACCTAAAGATTTAAAACTCCTACCCATGCAAGCAATTATTGTGTGGACAGATGTTAAGGCTTATATGCTTCCTGATGAGGAATTATTACTCTTTATCCGCTCATCCCTTGCCAGTAAGAATGGACTCATGTTAAGAAACTGTGTTGGTAAAGTGGATTCATCGTATTATGAAAACCCAAGTAACGATGGAAACATTGGAATTAACCTCATCAACACTACAGGTATCACAGTAGACCTTAAAGCAGGAGATCGAATTGCTCAAGGAACCTTTTACAAATACCTGACAACAGATAACGATGAAACTGCGGCAGAAATAAGAACTGGTGGATTCGGTTCAAGTGGGATTTAACTTAAACTATCCAAACCAATCCTACATGCTATAATAAGCACAAGGGAGAGGTTAGTTTATGAGGGAAACAGCTCAGGAGGTGGAGCTAAAGTACCTCCCAACCTCCCTCTTCTTTGTAGGAGAGGGGAGACGAGATGGCTAAAAACGATGGTACTGGTTTGTATAGAGATGCACCAAAATACCCAAATAAAAAACTCCTAATGTCTTTACCACTCCCCATCAGTGTGAATCATATGTATGTTCACCTTAGAGGTGGAGGTAAATGTTTAACAGCACGTGCTGAAGCCTACCTTCGAGATGCTAAAGCACTTGTAAATGTAGCCATTGAAGAGAATGAATGGATACGACAGCGTAACTCCACATGGTATTACCTTGATCTGATCTTCTACCTTCCAGACAGAAGGAAACGTGACTCACACAACCTCATTAAGTTACTCCTTGATATGATGGAAGGGATTGTCTATGAAAATGATTATTATATAATGCCAAGAGTTCAAGCAGTAGAGTATGATCCTGACTCTCCAAGAGTCATTGTCTATGTAGCACCACAAAAGGAATCTGAACGTCAGAAATGGATCAAACTGATAGGATAAACAAAGAACCCCTTGCACTTAGCAGGGGGTTTCACTTCGTTTAATTACATTACGGCACATCAAAGAAAGAATCATCGAGTGGTTTACCTTGTTCTAGATCGTTTTGCCAATCACCCGGTATAGGATTAAGTTCCATTAATTTACGTTCAATAGCATTTCTCATCTGATGAAACGCTTTATCAGACATCTTATCAAAGATTGTATCATTATCCCATTTACCTTCTTTAATCATTTCACCAATCTTCATTGACTTAATCCTATCATAATCATAACTCAACATCTTAAGGCCTGTTGTACTATTGAGTACGTGAAGTCCTAAATCAGCACCACGCTTGTTAAGTCCTGACAAAACACCATACGCTCCAAGCTGACTTCCTACATGATCTAGTCGATCCGTGATTTGATTCCCCTTAGTCTCCCCGGCTACATGACCACTTTGTGTCCTCTTCCATTTATCTGTATCAACAATTGGTTGATCAAAGAAGACGTTACGATTGGCTATTTGTTCAAGAGGTACCTTGAAAAGTGGATTGCTTTGAGTAAACAGATTCTTCAATGAGTCAATCGGGTGCATTGGATTGGGTATGCGACTTACATCCATAAACGGCATGGCAGGATTCCATAAAACAGGTTCTTCTTTACCTTCAGGATTGGTAATACTAAACGGTAGTTGAATCCAATCCAGTGCAAAGTCATTGACAAAGAAGGGGTTTACCCGATCCTCATCAGCCGTCATACTTGAAACACCACTTTGTACCTTGGCCACCATTTGGTACTTCTCAGGCTGTTCAAGCATTTGTTCTAACTGTAAGGCACCATTCTTCCTTAACCACGTGTAATAAGGTATTATACGCTTCATAACCGATGCTTCAAACTGTGTAATATCTGAGTAGTCAAAGAGGAACTTATTAGCACTCTCAGCCGCTTCCTCAAAACTCTTACCTTGACCTACTTGTGAGGCAAAGTGAATAAGTCGATCTTGACCTTCAACAAAACTACCAACCTTACCACCTACTTGATACGGTTTAAATCCTTTTGCATCCAGAGGGTTCCAATTACTTACCTTCTTAGTCCCATCAATACCCAGTTCAGTTGCATAGAAGCCACGGTTAATTGCACCATACTCTTCGGCCTTCTTATAAACCTCACCCCATGACATTTCACGTACCACACCATCAGGACTTGTAATCTTCAACACACCGTCTGCATCACCTTTTTTCCTCATAGCGTGCCATGCTTGCTTTTGGAACTCAGGGTTCATAGCATCGGTTCCTGTACCTAACCAGTTGAGGAAGGTGTTGGAGAGTTTGTTACGTGTGTGAAAATAAGGGAGGATGGTTGTTTGGTTCAATTTTATAAGGTGAGTGTACTTATCAAAGAGTTGTAAGAAGCGAGATTGATCCTTAGCAATTTGAAGTTTACGTGCTTGATTTGCTTTTTGGGTAATAGCATCACTGACTTGTCTGATTTGTAGAGGGGAAACAGCATCAAGTTTATCCGCTTTACCTAAGATGGAAGTGACTCTCTCTTTGTCAACAACATCAAGCCAATCATCATCTAGCAACTCATTAATACGTTTTCTAAATGCATCCTTATCGAGACTCTTAACCTCCTGCATTAACAATTCAGCATCCTCTTTTGTTACTTTCATACCAGACTCATACATCATCCCAACTTCAAACTTACCTAGTTTTTCTTTGATGTGGATAAAGTAATCATCAAGTGCATCACTAAATCCTTTACTGATGAGAGAAACACCTTCATCTTCAAACTCAAGCATAGGCATCGACAAATCAGATAATCTTTGACCTGAGAAGGATTTAGCATAACCTTCAAACATCTGATCACGTACAGGTTTAGTAAAAGTACGCTCTGTATACTCTGATATTTGACGACCTACAATAAGATTAAGATGTCTCTTATACGCTACACGATCCACATGAGGTGTTGATGAAATACTTATCTTAGCCTTATCCATAATGTTATTTTTGATAATCCACTCTGACACATCACGACTAATCTCCATCTCAATGTTAAGCCTAGCATAATTTTGTGTCGCTTCTTTCACTTTGCCATAGTTCATGACTGTCTTGTACCCAGCCTCTTGAACACCCTTATACTCATGACCAAAAATGTTTAACATCTCATCGGTGTACTTCACATCATACATAAGCTCAACATTCTTCATAGCCCGAGTCTGATAGATTTCAAAGATGTTGTCTGAAAAGACATTGTTACCTTTAAGGATTTTGGCATAAGTCTTTTTAAAGTATTCATTGATTTGTTCAATCGTTGGGTGATGAATAAGATTACCCGACTCATCAAAAACATTAACGGCTGTTCTACTAAGACCATGAGGATTAAACGATTTACGTCCATACCCTAACTCTTTACCAAAGGAGGGAATCATTTTCTTATCACGTTTGTAGAGTATTTCAAAGAGTTTACTTCCTTCAGCTGTTACGATGTGAGGAAGGTACTCACCAAGGAATGCATCAAATTGTTCTTGTTTTAATTTACCAACACTAATCTCTTCAACACCAATCCGATCCATCTCATCACGAAGTAACTTAACCGCATTCTTTACCTTATCATCCACATGAGTCATTGTGTCTAACATCAACATACCCATCTGTGGATCATTCTCTTTAATGACACGCCAATACTCATCTTCACCTAACGTAGTCCTCATATACGTTTCAAAAGCATCACTATTGGCAAGTAATTCCTCAGTCTTAGCCATCTTTGCAGTAATCTCTTCAATCTTCCTATCAATAGCAGAAACAGCATCATCTGGTTCAATGGCTTTACGAAGTCGAGCAATCTCAGTAATTAACTTATCACGTTCTTCTATGAGTGGTTTGCGTTTAGCACGCTTAATCATGTCTTCAGCATAATACAAACCTTGTTCACGACGTATTAGTGGATCATTATAATACTTCTTCCAAACATCAAACCCTTCAGAACCCTTTTCTTGAAGACCATATTTTCTTTTGACAGCATCAATCATTTGATTGGTTTTATAAAATTTATCAGCATCTTTAAATGGAACCTTATTACTAATACGTTTTATAACCTCTTCACGACTTGCCCCATCTAAAAACAACCTTTCAATCTCACCATCAAAACCATGTTGCCTAGCAATATCAAAGTACTCATCAATCTCTTTACCGTTGGGTAAATGATCTACATTAAATACTCTATGATTATCAGGAAGTAACTTCACATCAATAGAATCATCAACACGTCCAATGTGATCAAGTTGTTCTTCAAGACTTGTTAATTTATTCTGATGCATCTCAATCATAAAGGTATCTTCAGTGATTTGATCCATGTCATAAAAGAGATTACCACTTCTAAATTCTTCTTGAAGACTTAATCGGTTAATTTCTAACTCTTCAATATTTGCTTTGACATTATTTGTCTGCTTTTGTAACCGTTCAACAAGAGCCTCTCGATCTGCAACACGTGTTGCGGCACGTGCTTCAAACGCATCAACCTTCTCAGCCACTTCCATATGATAAGCAGTATCATCAATTACATTACTCTGCTTAACGTCTTCAACTGATTGTTTATACTTTAGCACCTCTTCCTTTTTAGCACTCTTCTTAGCAATACTCAGTTCATCCAACTTAGCCATAGCTTCATCCATCATTACTTCATGTTCAGCAATTTCATCAATAAATCGCTTACTTATCATACTCTCACCAATAACACGCTCTACCTCATCCATCAGAGTGTCATCAGAGAAGCTGTAAGTGGTCTTGTTGACACGCTTAATCTGTCCCGGTATGATTCCATCCACTTTAACTCCTGAAGGCGTTAAGATGGTATATGTGGCGTTAGGATGGAAGTCTTGTACTTTACCAATATAAAGCTTACCACTTTTAAGAACGTGTACTTCAGATCCTTCCTTAACAACACGCTTAATCCATTTGATTCGTTCCATCTCTTCCTTATGGGCAAGCACCTTTTCATAACCGCTTAACGTTGGTTTACCACTCTTGAGTAATTCAACATCCTTCAAGGCAATATGAAACAACCACTTCTGTTCAGCCGATGTTAATTCAGGGTAAGGAACTTTAAGCTTCGTCTTTAAAATCAATTCCATCTGATTAGCAATCAAATTAGCATAATCAACGTGAGCTGAAGAGATAGCCTTCACATCAGGAATAAGACGCTTACCTTCAGCATCTTTAGCCGTTGCCATAAAATCTAATGCCTTGTTAAAGAAATGATTCTTGTAATCAACTTTTTCTTCAACACGTTCAATCCCTTGAACATAGTCACGTTGACGTTCAGCTTGAGTGTAATTGGTACGCATATCTTTACTAATACCCGGAGTACGAACTTCCATCTTCTTTTGTAACTCGGCAATCTGTTGTCTGATCTTAACAATATCTTTGTTAACTTTAGGCATCCGTTCCTTCTCTAATTCAGCAATTTTCTGTAAAAGACCTTTTTGATTGTTACCACCTTTAACTTTAAGAAGGATACTAGATTTCTCATCAGCATCCGCTTTAACAAATTGAGCACGTAATTCTTCCAACTCTTTCTTGTACTTAGCAATACGTTCATCCATTGCTATTCGTTCTTCAGGAGGAGGATTAATACTCTTTCTTAACCGCTCAATCTCCTTACTATAATCATGAGGTGCAAACTTACGTTCACCTTCATTAATCGTACTTAGATCATTCAACCGATCATTACGAAGGGCTTCACGTCTTTTGTCGTACCCATTAACAAAGTCATCCAACTCATCAGCTTTCTTACTTTGAGAGTAGGCCATATCTCCTAACTCATCCATGAGTTTAGCATTAGCAAGTTCATTCTCACGTCCAACAAACTTAACCACTTGAGAAAGAGTCATATCATCAAATTTAGCAAGTAACACTTGTCGTTCAAGTGCTTTCTTTTGAAGTTCAGCCATTTGCAATGTATCACGATTAGGCATTACTTGTTTTGGATTATCTTTAGCTCTTTTTTCAATAGCCTTCACCACATCAGTATAGGCTTCTTTCCAGCTGTCGATTCCTAACTTAGCATTCACCCACGGATAAATAACTCCGGCTTTACCATTGTAGAAGTTTTTACTTCCATCAATAAAATTCTGAATAAACTCCTTACTCATACCTTGTTCAATGAATTTTGCCACATCATCTAAATTAGCCTTCCAAGTAGCCACAGAGATTACATCTGATTTGCCGTAAACATAGGTGGATAGTTTTTCTACAAAACCAACATGACTTACAGGTTTTTCAATAACCTCTTCAACTGTTTTGGGTTTAAGTACTGTAGGAGGGAAAAATTCTGTACTATCAAGATGTTCTACTTTTTTCCAATCAGGAAAGCTTGCTTCAAAATCATTGATTGCTTTTCTCTGTTTCTTAACAACAGAACCATCTCTACGTGCAACATTAATAATAGCCTTAAACTTAGCTAAAGCCATACCATCAGGACGAAGAATACCTTCAAGTTCAGTAACCTGTTCAAACTCTTCCTTACCCATAGTAATAGAGTTGGATTTCGCTTGCCTTGCTTCATCCTTAATGTTACGATTTAACTTATTCTCTTCAATCATTTGAGAATACTTTTTATACTCATCAAGAATCGTTAACCGCTCAGTCTCAATACGTTCAGTCGCTAATCGTTCAGCCTCTTCTTTACGTAAGACATCCTGCTTAACAGCATCTTGTAATTCAATAATTTTTTTCTGATGAGCGTTAACCTCAGATTTAAGAGGATTAATCTTTGATTTAAACTCCACTTCAAGAGCTTTGAGATTATCCTTGTGACTCTTTTCAAGACTTGTCAATGCCTCTTGAGTGTAACGTACCACCTCATCAGTACTTGCCAGATGATCTTCATACAGTTTTAAAACTGCTTCAATATCTTTTTCATCGGTTAAACGAGACACATCAAAATCAAGTAACTTTTGAACATACTCTCGTTTCATATCTGAAAGAATGTCCTTATGAGTGTTGAGTTGATACCCTATAACATCATCTTCTTTGATGTACCTGGAATGTTCAAGATCTTTCTTTTGTTGAAGTAACTCGTTAATCTCTTGCTTCTTTTGAACTTGACTAGCATGTAATGTCTCTTTGATGAACCCTGCTTCTTGACTCTTGAGAAAATCAAAGGACTGTGCAACCTTACTATACACAGTCTTGTTCTGCATTAACTCAACCACTTCCTTAGCTTCAGCAGGAGTTAACCCCAAATCACCTAGCTCTTTCATTTTCTCGTTAACAAAAGCAATCGACTTAATCCGATCCATCCCAAGACCACGTGCCATATCTTCTTGTTTGAACACGTGATACACCGCTTCAGGATTAACTCTACTTGCCTTATAAAGTTTACTACCGGGGGAGAACAACTCACCAAACTTAGACCCATAAATGTAATTACGTAACTTAGCATAAGCCGGTGCAAGGGTTGCATCACCAATCTTGTTCAACGTCTCAACACTTGTAATGGTTAATTCGTGATCTGCTAACTTACCAAAGACTTTCTTACCAAGAGGTGCATTTGCTAAACTTAACGTGTGACCAACATTGGTGCGTAACCCTAATGTTTTATTGTAATTCTTCATTAAGGCATGAGCATCCTTAATCACTTCCTCAGGTGTCTTAGCTAACCCAGTACCCCTCACAACGTCTACAGCCTTCTCTAAGGTCATACCTCGACTTGAAGTATACAAATCATCCATGATCTTATTTGAACGCCTTGTAGCCTCTGCTGTGGCTTGTGTAATGTGGTATCCTTGATCAACACTCTCCTGAATCAACTTATCCTTTAAGGCAGAACCAATCGTTGCAATATCTTCAACCTTACCAGTTGTCTTAACCCCAACACTTTCACCAAGTTTAACAATTGACTCAGTACCATGAAGTGCAGCACTTGCTTTACCTGTACCTCTAACAATAGCACTCAATCCACCAGTTGCATATGTGGTGGGATCAAGTGCTACATCCGCTACAAAACCAAGAGTTCCTCTTACTACCTTCCCTGCAAGGGTAGTTGGTTTCCAACCCAACTCTTCAAGAACATCACTATACGTCGTCTCACCACGACTGTATCCACCACCAAAGGGGTTACCTGCCTTAACACCCTCCCATGCTCCTTCAAGTGCTCCCTTATTCGGATCAATAGCCCCCTTAACAAATCCTGCTGATGTGTAAGCACCTCCCATCAACACAGACATAGCTCGATTCCAAGTAGTCCGTTTGCCTTTATCCAAATACCGATCATCATCGGGATTATCATTCCTACGAAGAATAGCAAGTAACTCAGGTGATAACGTTTGTTCACCATAAGACAATGGGTTATTGTACAGATTTGAATAACTATTGCTACCTATATAAGCTTTATACGTCAATGGTTTCCAAGCCAAATCATCACCTCATTTATTGTCCATACTTTTTAAGCCAAGCATCTTGTGCTTTCTTTTCAGCATTATATGCTTCCATCTCTTTGTCATAAACAGTTCCAGACCAATCAAAGAAACTTTTTGTGGGTTCAATGAGTGTCTTCTTCATTTTCTCAACAGTTATTTCAGCAATACTCTTAGTATAAATTTCAGAAACTGATTTATCCATTGCTTGTTTCGCTTGTTGTTGGTAGATTTCTGCTTCAACGGTTAACGGCTTACCATTATCATCAACCATACCTTGTTTCACAAGACGACTATTAAACAAATCATACTTTGCTTGTTCTTCAGCTACAGCATCTCTCATATTTGCCTTAGCTTGAGCCATTGCATTCGCATGAGCACTTCCTTGAAGGGATGAAGAATAACCAAATTGAATCTCTGCCATTTTAACATCTCGTTCAAACTGTACATCAAGTTTCTCCAAATCAAGCTTATGACCTGTATACATATTTTCTACAGCAAACTCTTGTGCTGTTTTCATATTCTCTTGTTGATACACTTGATTCGTTGCCAATTGTCCAAGTTGATAATCATTGGCTGTACTCATGTTATCAAGGGCAAATTGTTGATTACGATTGGCATTCAGTGCATCACTTTGAATACCAAGCATACCTTGAGCATATTGTTGATCAGCTGTAGCTTGAGCGGCAACTAATCCATAGTCATGTTGTGCTTGAGCATCGGTTACAGAAAGTGCTGTTTGAGTTCCTAATGATTTAAGTCGAGTTTGAATATCAAAAATGGCCTTATCTCGTTCTGTCATATTCGCATTCTTAAGAGTTGCACTTCGAGCCTGATCCCCTTGTATCAACCCAAGCGATTGTTGAGAGTTTTGAATCCCCATATCTTGTGAGATTAACGCTGTCCTCTCTGCATTAACATAAGCTTGTTGTTCAAGACTTGCTTTTTGTTTAACAAAGTTATCTTGAGCATCACGTACACTAATCTGACCATCAGATATGGCTTTTTCATACGCTGATTGAAGCATCTTAATCTGAGTAGAAAGAGCGGCATCAAGTTGAGCCTTTTGATTGGTCATATAAGAATCTGAATTTTGACGTAGACTTGATTGAATATCAGCCGTAGCTTGAGTTGAATCATACCGTGAAGGTTGTGACACGACTTGTTGTTGAACAGGCTGTGAAGTAAGTGAGTTCAAATCAACATCAGTGTTTTGCCTACCAACACCAAGATTACCGAGATACTGAGCGTACATAGTATTAGTTGCCGCACGATCAGCACCGACAAACTGATTGTTACCATATTTATAATCAATGGTATCTCCATATTGTTTACGCAGGGCTTGTTCATCAACAGACCCTTGCGTAACAATGACAGTTGGTTTGTTAGCCATTTAAAGCACCTCCCTTACCACGTAATCTCTTCTTTGGTAATAACCCTCAACACAACGTTTATAACGGCTAGAAGACCTACCTGAGCCTCTACAGTGAGATAGTCCTGACCTAAGGCGTTATAAACAACCACACCAATCATAGATAACACATTCGCATACAGTGTTTTACTTAAATACCATTTCTTCATAATTCATCCTCCTTTAAGCTAGGGATAATTCCTTACATGCATACCCCATATCAATAATCTGTTTAATAACCATATTTTTCTTTGATGTGCGAACACGTACTGAAAGGTAAACATCCACATCAGAAGAAACAACTGCTTTCATCACTTTGTTAACTTCAGTAAGAAAATTCATCCAAGGAAATAGTTTGCCGGGACACGATGTAGAATCATCATCACTATGCCGACGAATGTTTTCAAACGGAATATTATATAATTTACAAATACGACAAGCCTCTTTAACCAAAGCATCAAATTGAATAGGACTCATAATCCCTGTTTCAAAATTACCAATACAACTTAACCCATAACCAAGGTGATTCATATTTAATGTCTCACCCGGTGCTCTACCTAAACTATGAGCACCAATATATTTAACATCACGACCTACCCCAATGACACCACTTCGTTCAACCACACCATGATATCCAATATCACCCCAACCATTAACATTGACATGATAATTACGTATCACTTGAGTGTTTGCCTCATTACCAGCTGTGTGATGAATGATCAAATATTTAATCGGACGTACTCTTAAATCCAAAACAAACACCTCCTTATTTACCAAAAAATGCACTAACTATATCAAGGTCTTTACCTAAAGCAACAAATGTAATAACAGCAACCAACATAAAGACTCCCCAAATCAAACGCTTACCTGTTTCACTCTGCCAAAACTGAATAACTGTTTTTTGATTATCATGCAACACCTCTTGAATAAGTGTTAATTTGGTTATGGCAATTTTAATATCCGTTAAATCCTCATCATGAGAACACAATTCAGAGCCAATATTACCAAACTCTTTACTAAACGATTCACGTGTTCTTGCACAAGCCTCAGTCGTAACATACTCTGCCAACAAAACCACCTCCTACAATTTTTGACTCCACATATCCGGATTGTTTTTCAAGTACCGACTAATGGCACTTGACTTAATCGTAGCATCATTACGTACATTCTTAACAGGATTGTAATTACCAACACCTGCTTGATATTGAGATGTGTTCAAACCAATACCTGATGAACTGTCTTGAGCTGTACCTCCAAGAACTCCTTTATTATTGTTCAAATAACTTGCTTGATAAGCGTTAGCCTGATTAACTTGTGCTTGTTGTGCATCGGATTGCGTCTTCCATTGCAATTGCAAATCAGATAACTGTTTAGAAAAATCATTCTGCATTTGAGTAAACACAGCATTATAATCAAAAGAAGGCTCAGATAAAACAGTTGATTTGACAACTGGTGCAACAACAGGAGTTGAAACCTTATGATAATTGTTATAAGCCTTATCATTATCTGAAGACCAAGTTCCAGCACTCTCCATAGCTTTCTTCATAGAAGAAGTGTAAACATTTGTATCTGCCAATAAAATCACCACCTTATATTAAAACAAGGAGAAAGCGTTAACCTTCTCCTATGAATTATACCATAATTATCTAATTTAAACTATTGACTTAAGCTCGAATTTGACCACCATAATAAACACTTTCAGCTGTTGTTCCAGTAGGTTGTGTTCCAATTTTAACAATAGTACCACCACTACCTGCGGAAAGACATACGTTATTACTTGTACCACCATTATTATCACTAATAACAAGACCATAACTACACCATATAGCATTGCCAAGTCTATTAGATATGGCACAAGCATAAGAGTACACTGTGCTATTATCACATACAATCCCATGTCCAATCCCTGATGCACCAATAAAGTTCAAATATCTAAGAGCAACTTTTTTACAATTAGCAACCTCTATAATTGCACCAGTAATACCACTTAACCGACCACTATCAAATACAATCGTAATAGAATTATTAGATAGTGAGATGTATTTATAAATGGCATTATCGTCACCCCAAAAACTAATTATACCAGACCCAATTTTACCCTTAACGGTTATAAAAAGTTCACTTGAATAATCTCCTGCGGCAACCCAAATATTAATTGAATGATTTACAATTTGAGGTATTAAAGAAAGTGCTTTGCCAATTGTTTTAAATGCACCACCAGCACCAGCACTTGTACCAAGATTAGCATCATTACCAAGCACAGCGTCAATATAGTAATTGACATTAGCTGTTGTTACATTAAGTGCGGCAATTCTTAATGCCTCCTGTAAAACCCTATTCTCTTCTGCTAAAACCCTCAACGCTTCACTGTTTAAACGAATCTCTTCAGAGGCAAGACGAGCATCCTCAGAAGCAAGACGAGCAACCTCATTATCAATTCGAATCAACTCATCATCGTTAAATTCAGAATACGTTGCTTGTCTTATAATTTCGTTGTTAATCCTTGTTGTCTCAGCAACGTTAAAATCAGTATACGTTAATTGACGATGTGCTTCTTGTTGTACTCTGAGTAATTCATTTTGAACCCTTGTATTTTCATTAGTACTAAACACTAATAGATTGCTGTCAATTTCTGTTTTAGTGTAATACAAGGTGTTATGATCGGTACTTATCTTATGATTAGCAATAGCACTATAATTTATATTAACACCATCAACAACTTCATTGACTTTACTTGTAATATCTGTATTGTTTTGATTTGCTTCTTCAGGATCAATAATCTGTCCCAAAACAAAGTTAGGATACGATACAACTAAATAATCCATTGCCATAATCATCACCTCTTTCCACGTAATTCATAATCCCCATTAACTTGATAAATTTTCATACGTTGATTCAATTCAGCAATGGGAATTAACGACCAATCATTATCCATAAATAAATAGTAAGCACTTTCATCAAGAACGTAAATTAACAATCCGTCTTTTTTACCTTCATAGATTAACAAATCAGGATAACTAGCAACCTCACCATCTTTAAAATGACCACAAGAAAGCTTAAAACGTATTGTACGACCTCTTCGACCAATTATAAAAGGTAAACTCTCAGATATAGTACGATTGATATAACGATCACCCCATTTGGTTCGACCGTAAACAGAAATTTGATTCGATATTGTAACTCGATCTTTCACATCAGAATAATCAATCTCAAACAACACATTAATATCCGATGGATATAGTTCAAATGTTTTAGCCACTAAAAAGAACTCTTTGAACTGTTTGAAATTATTGGCATTATCCATATCAAATCGTTTAGAATACCAAAGAGATTGATACGGTAATCCAAAATCTAAGAAAACTTCCTTATCAAACATAGCAATTCTTCCATCGGGCTTACCCCAAATAATTTCACGATTAAGAACATAAAAGGATGTTGCATCAATTTTATTATAAAACGTCCACTTCTTGAGAAGATAAGAATAAACCAAGACCTTATCTTTGATACTTACATACCATTCATCTTTAAAGAAGATACTAGTTGATGTGTTAATATCTGTAATTAAAAGATTCAAGGGTTCCTTTGTAATATCAACATCTTTAGTCAAAATAGTCGTTGAGAGAATCTTTGTATCATTTTTAGCACTTGAAAGACTGTAAGCGTTTCCATCATTACCCATAAAGAAGAGGTAATTATGAGCCACTTTAACAGAATCCTGATTAGCAAATCCAGTATGAGAATTAATACGGTGCAGTTGAAACACATCAACCCCCATATCTAGTCGATTAGTAGAACCAAACACAACGTACAAATCGTTATTCCGACCAACAATCACTGAGTTATCATAGACACACATACCAACAATCATATCAGAATTTGGCGGTAATTGAAGAGGCAAAGCTACCGGGTAATAAAAAGGGTTCTGAACATCTGTTATAAAAATATTGTCATCATCCTTATCGTCCCCTGAAACAAACAATCGACCATTATGAGATATGATATAACTAACTCCAAGAGGAACGACATTAGCACCACTGTACGTATCGACAAACTCATTCTCACAAGGTTCATAAAACACTTTAAAGTCAGTGTAATCAACATTCAAGACACCTTGTACATGACTTGTATCAAGACGAGGATGCCCAACCGTAGGACTTACTACTTCAAGTAAAACATAATCATTAATCGCCACACCAATCACTTTAGCATACGTTGAAGTAACTTGTGCAAACTTACCATAGACATACAACTTTTCCCCATCAACAAAGAAGTACCTACCAGAATGATTAACACCACAAGGCTTACCACTAATCGTTGTAAGAATATTTTCCTCTATATAAAGTTTACCCACCGTAGCACGTATAAGAACATTGTCATCAGCATAAGGCTTAAACTCATCAATAAACACAATGTCATCATCAAGTACTAACTCATCATAATACTTTTGTCCATACCGATTTTCCATAACCGTATCATCGGTAAACATCATGTTTAAACAATTTGACGTCTCATTGGCTTCAAGTTGTTCAGAACGATTGTTAAGACCACCAACAAAATTAGCCATTGAAAACGTCATGAGTTTATTTTGAGGAGGGGTTGATTTCTGAATATAAACCATACTTACTCAACTCCCTCCACACCATCATCAAGATCAACAATCTCAGTACCCCAATACGAATCCAACTTAACATAATCCAATTCCTCATCAAGAACAATAGGTAATCCAGTACTAGCATCCAGTATCTTGATGTGACCACTTTCAATTCTTGATAAGAACTCTTGCAACTTAACTTCAAACTCATTCATTAGCGTTGTTGCCCGATAATGACCTTCATCTTGTGCAAAGCATCGAGAAGCGGCAAACAACGAAAGCAAGTGATGATATTCACTTGGTATCAATTCAGGAACCTGTGTGCTTGTAAGCAAATACGTTAGATTCTTTAACTCAGGAACAATCTGTTTAAACCGATCAATCCCTTCATTAAGATAATCAACAATATCTGCTTCACGAAAAATAGAATTAGAAAAATCACGTGTATAAGATCGAACACGTAAAATTAAATCTAATCGTCTCATAATTAACCTCCTTTGGTTGCCAAAATAGCATCAACATCATCTTGCGTAATATACGTAGGACAATAAGATTGGACTTTAACATCATCAATTTTACCAATGAGAAACATTTTTAAAATGAAATTATACACAGCATAACCCCCTTACAGTAAGTTCATATCCATCAATGTCATAATAGCATCTTCTGTAGCACTGACTCGATCAACGGCTAATTCAAATTCTGTCTTCACAGGAACAGTAGCGGCTATAGCCTCAATTACTTCATCCACCACAAAGATATAAGGGTTTTGATCAAAGGTATAAGTTTTGCTCACAACCTCATCAATCATAATAGGTTCATGTTCATCAAAGGAAATAGGCATTTCTACTGATGTGGAGATTTCCTCATAAATCGGTACTTCAACTTCTGTAGTAACACCCAACTCATCAACCACCGTTTCAAGAGTAACTTCATCTGTGGCAATTCGGTAGGTGTTAATCACAGTTTCAAACTCTGTTGCCACTCGTGCTTCAGTGGTTTCAACCTCTCCATTAAGATAAAGCAATTCACCATTTTCATTAACCTTTTGAATTACCATTCCAGTAATTTCTTCAACTGTTTTGGAAAGACTGATTGGGTAAGGAATCAACAACTCCAATTCAAACGGCATAGGTTGCCTATCATAGCCACACACTTGCCTTGTAAGCCTGTTAAATACAATGTTGTACATAATACCCCTCCTTAAATGGAAGAGGGCTTAAAACCCCCTTCCTGTGGCTTAGATTAGATACTGTTATTGGTGGTGATGAGTTTACCAGTTGCCTTATCAACATAACCTGTAGGAATCAACTCACCAGACTTCCATGCTGTCGGTGTATTAACACCACTTCTAACAATACCCTCTGATTCTTTACTGAGTGGTTTACCTTGTAGATTGATAAGAATGCCAATACCTGTACCATCTGTTGTGAATCCACCAGTAGCAGAGTATTTACTAAACACAAACAGTTTTAATTCACCATTAACCAATACTAGATACCTTGCAATACCAACCATTGGTTTACTTACTGTGTTTAATGCAAACTGTTTCCAATAGTTATTTGCAAACCCTGTAGCATTAACAGTGACTTTACTCCCAATGTTAATACCTTTAGAATCTGGTGCAAATTTAACAACCGAATAACCAAACTCACCAGACATGTTATCATTGTCGTTTAAGGTTTTACTTGCAATATTTCCCCATTGATGAGTACCTATTTTGTTACCAACAGCAGAACCAATGTCAGTTAAAGTAAAGTCATCTGCTTCAGCAAGTATTGTTACATCGGTATTCGCACTTATAGGCGTAGGAGCTTCAAGATAATCACTGTACGTAGTCAGCATAAACTCATTGGAGTAGGGGAACAAGGACTGAACTTCTTTAGTCTCTTTTCTTACAAGCAAAATATTACTCAATCCTGAATCTCTTCTAGGATTACTTGGAGATAAAACATCATATCCAGTTGGCTTTTTAAGTGTTAATTCAATGTTGCAATAGTCCGTGTAGATGGTTGATGCTGTTACTCCGTCACTGGGTTCTGCATAAGAAAGAAAATGAACGAAACCGTCGTTAGTAGTTCCAATTAAATTAATTGATCCACTCGCAACTTCGTCGAATTTTCTAAGCACTTTAGTCACGCTAGAATTAGTATGGTAGGTAGACGATGTGGAACTCCAAGCACCCTGATACCAACCAGCTAATGTCGCCTTGTTCCCAGTCGGTGAACTTCCATATCCCCACCAATTACAAGTAATACTTGTCAAATTATCCTTCAACCACTGAACCTTATCAATTGCAGGAATAGTTCCCATTTTATCTTCTACTATGCGGATTAGATTAAATTTAAAGCGCATTTGGGCAATAGCTAAATTAACATTATTAGCAACTGTGCATAGTGTGTTATTTAAAGAGGTTAATTGATCGTAAGTCGTACCCCAATTTGATACCTCAACTACGCCCACTGTATCAGAAGGAGTAATTAAAGATGTATTTACAGATATACTAATAGTATTAGGACACTCAACAATACTCCCTACTATCTTCCCTGCAAAATCATCCCTAATATCAACGGTTTGACCTGTTGCTAAACCAAATGAATTCACGATTTTATCGGCGAATTTGATGTCTAGTGAAGCATAGTCTACGTTGATGGTGGATGGTATGTCGCCATTTGATGTACCCGAATAAACCACAAAGAAAACATAACCTTCAGCAGTAATATAACTTGCATAACCAGAACCTAAAGCAAATGACACTTTAGCAATAGACGCATTAGAATTTGAGTAACTACCTGTAGAATAAGCAGTATTAGTAACATTCCAAGTTTTCAATGCAGCAATATTTCCAGCAGTTGAACTACCACTACACCAGACATTTCCTGTTAATGCACTCAAGTTATTCTTAATCCAAGCAACCTTACTTGTCACTCCAACAGCAGGAATCTTACAACCAAGTTTCCTTTCTGCCCATTTAATTGCATCAAAACCCAATAACACACATGCTTGCTCACCATTTATACTTGTACTAAATGTAGTCACTACACCATTCTGAGTATAAATTTTAGGATATTCAACATCATCTAACTCAGTCAAAAATGCACTAGGAGCAGGATTATTTGCTACAATCCCACTTAATGTCTTAGCAATATTAGGATTCTCCCAAGTCCTACCACTAATCTTACTAGCATAATCACTCACAATAGTCTGATTAGCATAAGGTAATCTAAACCCTGCTTCACCCATTAAAGTAGTCGTAGTAGGCACACTAAATGCAGGTTGACCTGCTGGCATAATCAAGGAATAATCAATCTGAATATCCTGTGCTACAAGTCCTGCATTTGTTCCTAATGTAAATGTTGCTACATTTGTTCC